TGCTTTTTTTTCAATCTTATGATACAATTAAGAATTACTTTCACGAGTACTAAACTAAGGAAATAAGGGCATCCTGCGAGGTGCCTTTTCCTTTTAATACAGGAGATACGATGAAATTACAACAGGTGCTTAGGCATTTAGAAAATAAATATAAAAAATTGCCTAAATTTAATATTTGCGAAGACCAATTCTGTTCTTGTGATGCTGAAAGTCTATCATATGTACTGGAATACAAGTCTAGAGGAGCAGATTATCCCGATATTATGATAGAAGGGCTTAAATTACAGAAAAATCTGCGTAAAGCACAGCAAACAAATAGAGAATTTATCTATGTTAGTGAATTTAACGGAATAATTCGTTCTTGGAACCTATCTAAGCTGGTAAATAGTGGCGTAACTTTTAAATGGGAAGTCAAATGGTTGCCAGTAAACACAGAAATTACTGAAGATGACGAACATATGTGGAAAATTGTAGCTTATTTGCCAGTAGAATTAGCAGCTGAACATTAAATTTGCTTTTTTTAACAAGATATGATATAATAGGCGTATGGATAAAGAAAAAAGATTAGAACAACCAGCAAAGTCTAGTGACTTAACTGTGTTTGCTGATATGCAAATGTTTTTACTTGCATTACAACAAGCAGGTGTTAGTTACGAAAACCTTTACTGGTGTTGTCTTAACTATAAGAATAAGAAGTTGTACTCAACTTATTGCACTTGGCACTTCGCAGGTAGACCTTACGAGGGCGATGAGCGATGGGATGAATTTGCAAATTTAGATTTTTCTTTTATAGGCGACATAACATTCGATTTATGATATAATCAATTACACTTGTTAAAAGTGTTTGCTCATATGTGGTAGAAAGCCGGTGTTTCATCGGCTTTTTGCTTCTTTAAGCTTTTATGATATAGTAGTATAACAATAGTAGACAGGAGAATACAATGGATGAGAATAGTCCTTACGAAGAAGACCTAACACCAGTTCAAGCAGTGCTAGGCGAAATTAAAGAACCAAAAGATTTATCAGAACTTAAAACTTTAGAAGAGTTAGTTGAGTCCGGACAAATAGGAATTAACTGGAACGAATGGCTTGAGTGTGTTCAATGGTTAAGTGTTAGATACACAAGCGGCGATAATATACCGGCTAACTGGACTGATGTAGAAATATCTGCAATGTATCAAGACTTACAAGAATACTCTTACAAAGATGTGCAGACTGCAATTATTAAATTACATTCAGAAGGTAGAACTTGGGCACCTAACTCATCTCAGATTATTGGGATGCTAAACAAGTTAGGTTGCAATGTTGTTATCAGTCAAAGAAAACTTAAACAGTTTCAGAGCGGTCAAGCTACAGAATGTAAAGCTGGTGGAGAACACGAATGGTTTGAACTAGGTTGGCTTCATAATGAATATGGCGACCCTGAATTTATAGAGTCTTGCGGTAAAAGAATAAGTATTCAGACTGCAGCCTGCGGTGCCGAACGAGCAGTACCTTGTCCTGATTATCATTTATTTGCAAAACCTGAGCCTATGTGGGTTGAGAAGTTTGTAGAGACAGCACAAAAGATTGGTTTGCCTGACCATAAGATTGATTGGATTTTGTCTAATGCTAGACCTAACCTAATGACTTATGCACAGTATCTCAAGAAGTATAATCCTACTAGTAAGGAACCAGTAGTAGAAGGTGAGATTGTATGATAGCGAGATGTGATTTTTGCGGAAGCGAAGATATAGAAATAGAAACTTGGAACAATAACAGATTGTATTGTGCTCTTTGTGGAGAGAATACTATGTTTTCAGAAGAAGAAGTTGTTGTGTTTCAAGGAAAAGAAATATTAATGAAATTGGAGGAAGAATGAGCAAAGCTTATAAACAGGCTTTTATTGATAAGTACTATGAAAAATCAGCAGAACCTTTAGCAGACACTATGGGTTTTTACTGGGCTATGAGAGCTAGAGACTTTATACCAGTAATAGCAAAAACTTTTAAAAGTTATTTGTGGATGTTGCAAGAGCCTACTGAAAGTGGAGAATTTTTAAATTCTAAGAAAGACACTAGTGTAACTTGTTTTCAAGATTTTCAAGAGTGGTTAGATGTTTGTTCTACTAAGTCAACTCTTGTAATGTATGAAAAGTTTCAAGCAAATAGAAAAGTTGACCCAATGACTACGAAGCAAATATTTTTTATGAATGCAAAACTTCTCGGTGGAACTGAAAATTTTGATGCTTGGTCTGCAGAAAGAAAAAAAGCTTACATTAAAGATTCTCTTTGGAATTTTGAAGATGAGATGGAAGCTTTTGGAACTGCAGTAAAAGAATTTGCTGGGGTACTTTTACATAAATGTTTTTTTGAAAGGGATGAAGATGAACATAATCATCATATGGGTCTAGAACATATAGAACTGAATTGGGATTGGACAGTTCAAGAACTATGTGAACTAATCGATGACTTTGTAAAAGTTAACGAAGGTCTTCCAACTAGGAATGAAGAAGCAGGTCCTCATTCTGAAGAAAGTTTAGATATTATTACTGGAGCTATAGCTTCTGAAAATTTTTTGGACTTTGTAGTTGATTATATTTTAAAGTCTAAGTAAAATAAATTTACTGCGAATGGACACCGCAGTAACAGGAATAAGTCCAAAGAAAGTAGAGTCTTATAAGATAATACTGGAGGGGACAGACATAGTCTTTCATTACAGTTGCGGGACAGTGTTGGGGGTTCAAATCCCCCTTATTCCACGAAAAGGTAGAACGGAAATTATATAGCTAAAAGTTGTGTGTTGGTAAGTAATAAAGTTCTACCAAATTTTACGCTCTTCTTAGGAAAGTCCTAGGTCGTATAGATTATCAACTAGTTAACTTACACACAGCGTAAACGATGAGTAAATGAGAGGGTATAATTAAATAGTCGGCAGTAGTCTCGCAAGAGATTACAAATTGTCCGATACCCTCCCATCGTCGACTCTCTTCGGAGAGTCGTATCCAAAATAATTTTTAAATTGATTTGCATTATTTTTCATTATGTGGTATAATAGATTATTAACCAAACGAAAGGATTAAAATGAATACAACATTCATTTATGAAATTATAAAAATGACTAGAGGATTAGAAAAGCATCCTTATCACGATTTAGAAGTGGTAGGTGTTGATTCTATAGAATTAAATACTTATGGATTTAATAATCCTGTAGAAATATTTTCTGAATGGGCTAGCAAAGCTCAGAAGGAATATTCTAAATTACATAAAACAGATGCTAGAGATAGTTACTTCTTTAGGTATCCTGTTATTGCAACAACGGAGGAGGAATAATGGCTAGACCAAAATGTAGCGTTGGTTGGTGTACCAACGAAGGCAAAATGTATTATCGTGGCGATAGAGTCACTAAGCGTGGACAAGATAACCATAAAAAAGGTTACAATGTCGGTGCTGAACAATTTTACAAAAGCTATTACTGGGTTTGTAATATGCATCGCAATGATGGTACTTACGACAAAGCTTGGGATAAGTTTCAAGAGCAGAGTAGAATTGCTCGTGAAATTTATCGTGCAAACTGGGGAGATTATTAATCCCCAGTACTTGCTTTTATTTGCAATGTATGATATAATGGTAATATGATAAAGGAGACTATGATAACAATATATAAAATATGTTTAAATGTATTAGAAAAGCTAGATGCTAGAGATACATTTATAAAAAGACTAGGTTATAAAATTGCTAGAAAAGTTTTTGACAGAGCTTTCGTGTATATTTATAACGATAGTCCTTATAATTACAATAGGTGGTATTCAGATGATATTTAAATTTATTTGTAGGTTGTTTAGTGGTAAATACTGGTTTTCAGACAGTTATTTCCCATATTCTTTTTGGGTCATTATAAATGGCAAAAAAGAATACTACTCATTTAGATTTCAGTGGATGAAAAAACTTATGTGGTTTTGGGCTACCAAATCTAAAAAGATACAACGTGGTGGTAAATCTATAACTTACTCTAATAAAGTTTGGAGAGCTTGGAAGCTAAGACATAACATTCTTTATAGATTGCACTACAAGTGGGATAGACCTTACGGTATGGGTATTCACGCAGAGATACCTTACAGATGGACTATTAATCTTAAGTTTAAAGATAAGATTACTTACAAAAGAGAAGAAGCTGTTAACAATGCTGTAGGATGGTTTGTATGACATACGATAACGCAACGTGCGGTAGATGTGGAACTGCAGAGAACATTGTACATTCAGGTGTAGATGGTCTTTGGTTCGGTTTGTTAGATGAGCTACATAATGTTTGCTATGATTGTGGTAATAAGCATTTAGATAAATCTTTACAGGAAGATAAAATGGATATTAGACAAGTAGTAGCAAACTTTACAATAGCTGATGAAGTTAAATTAGAATTAGCTGATGATAAAGATTTGACAAATGAAGAAGCAGATGATATAATTGTAAAGTACATTGATGATAAATTAAAAGCTGAGGGTATAAAAGCTTTTAATATTCAAATGACTGTTAGAGCGAAAGTGATTGAAAAAAGTGAGTGAATCAGAATTTGCTGAAGGTTTTAAAGAATGGAACGACAAGCTCCAAAATACTGGAGAAGGTCTTAAAAGATTTGAAATACCTTTAGAAGGTAAAGTGACTGTTATAGCATTTGATATGCTAGATGCTATGAAAGGTTTAGAAACTAAATTGAGTGTAGTTCCTACGCATCAATATAATTTAAAGCCGCTGTTAGGACAAGTTAAAATAACCAACTTATCTAACGAAGAAGAGTAAAAATTTAGTCAGTAACAAACTGACTATTTTTGATGAAGTATAAATCGATTAAAAGGCGGTATTGTTATGTCTGAAATTTCAGAACTACAAAAAAAATTATATTACCAATGTGCTAAATGTGGTCTAGATATGGCTGCTAACAATCAAGGTGGTTTAGACCTTACTGTTAGTGGTGGTTATGGCGACTTCACTGATTCTTATCGTGAAGAAGTCCCTACATTTAGGTTGTGTCATAGACACGCTCATAAGTTCGCTAACTGGTTAAATAACCAAGAAGTTCTTGGTATGTACTGGGGTCATAGCCACGCAGGTTATGAACCGGGCTTTTGGTACGGTCATCCAAGCTGGGAACAGCAAACTTGGTTGTCTCATTTAGTTTTATTCTTTCATAGTTTTTGGAAGCTAGGTTGGAAGGAAGCTAAATTCTATTTAGTAGAAGGTATCCGTTCACACATTAATTGGTCTCGTGTCGATATTAACGACAGGGAATCTAAATTCTTGTGGGGAAGGTTTATTGCTAGACTTTTCTTCTTAGATAATCATAGTAAAGGTTTCTTTTACGGAACTTATCGTAAGTTAAAAGGTAAACTTTACGATTTTTCTAAAAAGTATTATCGTAGTCAAACTTCGTTGTATAACGAAATTTGGCATAAAGCTTTAAACGATGGCTTTTCTGAATCAGAAAAAGCATATCTTAAAGATTTAGGTCTTGCTCTTGCCGAAGCTGAAGCTTTAGAAAAAGCTGAAGCCGCTGCACAAGCTGAAGAAGAATAATATTCTTCTTGGTAGAAAGGCAAAAACCCCTCTTCGGAGGGGTTTTTTGTATAGTAGTTGTTAAATACAGGAGATTTGTACTAAGTACCAATATCCACAGTTAAGTATAGTACAATTAATAAATAATGGGAAGTCGAGACTATTTAGAGAGTAACGCCGAAGAGCAAAAACAAATTGTAGAAATAAAATTTCCCGATTTACATCCTGCACAACAAGAAGTTAAAGATTCTCCTGCACGTTGGAAAATACTATGTGCTGGTAGAAGATTTGGTAAATCAAGACTTGGTGTTCAGTTATGTATGCAAAAAGCTCTAGATGGCGGTCGTGTTTGGTGGGTAGCACCTACTTTTGCTATCGCTCGTGTTGGTTGGCGTGATGTTGTAGCCGCAGCTCAAAGTTTTCCTAAATCAGTAGGAGTTGAAGTAAAAGTCGGCGATATGACTGTAAATTTTCCTAATGGTGGTTCTATTGCTGTTAAATCTGCTGATAACCCTCAAAGATTAAGAGGTGAAGGTTTACATTTCTTGGTTATGGATGAAGCTGCATTCGTTAGAGAAGAAACTTGGACAGAAGTACTTCGACCTACCTTAACTGAAAATAAAGGTTCTGCATTATTTATATCTACCCCAATTGGAATGGATAATTGGTTTTATAAGCTATGGGAAAGAGCTTTAGTCGCAGATGATTGGGCTAGATTTCAATTTCCTACTACTGCAAATCCTATGATTGACCCAGCAGAAGTAGAATCAGCAAGACTAGACTTAGGAGAATTAGTATTTGCTCAAGAGTATCTTGCTGAATTTATTTCTGAAGGTGCTCAAATCTTCAAACCTACTTGGTTTAATTACTACAAAGAAGGCGTTGGAAAAGTTATAGCTGATGGAAAAACTTACGATTTGAATGATTTAGTTAAGTTTGCAACAGTTGACTTAGCCGTTTCTATGAGAGAATCAGCTGACTACACAGTTATTGGTGTGTTTGGACATCACATTGAAGATGACAAATTATTTATGTTGGATATGTTTAGAGACAGAATAGAAGCACCTGATATTATTCCACAAATTAAAAGAATGGTAGGAATACATAATCTCGAATGGGTTGGAATTGAGCGAGCTGGTTATCAGTTAGCACTAGTACAGTTTGCAAGGAGAGAAGGTCTGAAAATCAAAGAATTAAGAGCTGACAAAGACAAGCGTTCACGGGCACTACCTTTATCTGCTAAGATGGAGAGAGGACAAGTATACTTTCCTACAGACGTAGACTGGGTTGCAGACACAGAGCGTGAGCTTTTGACTTTCCCAGTAGGTGAGCACGACGACATCGTCGATGTTCTAGCGTATGCTTGTTTAAGTAGTGCTAGAAAGAGAAAATGGGAAGCTTATTAAATGGCTGAAAATAAAAGTTTTTATAGAAGAGCAGTAGAATACCTCCAAGCTCCACCACAAAGAGTGAATAATACTTCAGGTGTAAAAAGAGGTTCATTAGATAAGTACGAACAAGTACAAAATTCTGTTTGGGGTTACAATACACAATCTGGTTACTTTCCACAAAAATTAATTGATGAACTTGGAGATGGCTTAGGTAATTCTGCTGTAGTCGCTTGTTTGAATGTGTTGGCAACTTCCTTTGCTGAGCCAATGCTTAAAGTTTATAAAAAACAAGAAGGTGGAAAACTAGAACAAGATGCTCATCCACTTGAAGTCTTAATGCAAAGACCAAATGAATTTATTTCAGGCGGTGTTCTTTCTCACTATATTGTTACTTCCTTATCAGCACACGGAGATGCTTTTTTACTAAAAGTTAAAAATAACAAAAATCAAGTTGTCCAATTAATTCCATTGATGCCTTCCTATGTAAAAGTTAGAGGAAATGAAAAAGAATTAATTACACATTATGAATATCACGCTGTTCAAAGAAGAAATGATTTAAATCCTAACTTTATAGAGATACCTAGAGAAAATATGGTTCACATCCGTCAAGGTATGGACCCTGATGACCACAGAAGAGGTTTTTCGCCACTACGTTCTGTAATGAGAGAGCTAGCTGGTGACGAAGCAGCAGGACAATTCGCTGTTGCTTTGTTACACAATATGGCAGTTCCGGGAGTTATTTTATCTCCTAAAGACGACACTATGGGTGGACCAAGTAGAGAAGAAGCAGAAGCTATAGCACAGTCTTTTAAATCTAAATTTTCAGGAGCTAACAGAGGTGCTCCAATGATTATGACAGGTGCTATGGATATTCAAGTTGTATCGTTTACACCTGAGCAGTTAGACCTTAAAGGTTTAAGAAGATTGCCTGAAGAGAGAGTTTCTTCAGTTTTAGGTGTGCCCGCAATTCTCGCCGGACTCGGGGCTGGATTGGAAGCGGCAACCTACAACAACACTCGTGAATTAAGAGAGTTTTTTACGGAGCAAAAAATGATTCCTATGTGGTCTGCTGTAGCAGCTGAATTAACACATCAATTATTACATAGAGACTTTGTAAATAACGATTATGAATATTTTTGTGCTTATGACTTAGACCAAGTTAGAGCATTATCAGGTGACCGACAAGAGCAAGTTAAAACTATGAACTCAGGAGTTCAGGGTGGATTTGTAACAATAGGAGAAGCGAGAAGGGCATTAGGACTAGACACTGATGAATCACACGACGTATATTTACGACCATTGAATATGGTGGCTGTGCCAGAGGGTGAAACAGGAGTTGTGACCTTACCAAAGGAGCCTGACACCCCAGCACAACCATCAGATGTTTCTGATGATAATAATGATGAAGAACAACCAATGGAAATTACTATTGATGAAAACGGCAAAGCTACATTAAATAGCGATAGTTTTAAACCTGAAACTAACAGAAGTAAAAGAGTTGTTAGAAGAAAGAAAGAAGTTTCTATTGATTTAACAATGGAGTTTAAAGCTTCTGAAGGAGATTATCTCATAGATGATAAAGCACCAGCTATTTCAGCTCAAGTTAAAAAAGTTTTAGAAAAGAAAGTTAAAGACCACAATGCTTCTAATCCTAAATACAAAGCTAGTTATGGTATGTTAGCTACAGTATTTAAACGAGGTGTAGGTGCTTATCGTACAAATCCTTCATCAGTTAGAGGAAATGTTACAAGTGCTACTCAATGGGGTATTGCTAGAGTAAATGCATTCTTAAAAGGACTTAAAGGTTCTTTCCCTAGAAAACCATTTGACCAAGATTTATTACCAAGTGGTCATCCATTAAGTTCAAAAAAAGGTATGAAGTTAGCTAGTGTAAAAGTTGGACAAACAGTTAGTTGGTCAATTAATAAAGACCCTGACCCACCTTCAATAGTTCACGGTGTAGTTGTTTCTGTTAATTCAGAGAAAAAAGAAGCAACTATGAATGTTTGGGCAATTATGGAAGATGGTTCTCATAAAAAAACAGATAGAAACGTAACAATGCCTTTTAGTAAACTAAAAGCTATTAAAGACTGGCGTGATGAAACTAAAGCTGCAAAAGATAAAATTACGAACTTTCCTTCATCAGGAGATAATCAAAAGATTAGTTTAAGTAATTCTAAGTTTAAACAATTTCCTGACCACGCTTATGTTAAAGATTTGAAAGAAAATTATCCAAGAATATGGAGAAGAGCTGGTACCGGTGGTAACCCTCCAACTTCTTTTACTGGAAATGATGCTTTCAGAAATTGGGCAAAATATAAATCAGGAGACAGAAGCCCAGCAGTTCTTGCTTGGGTAAAAAGAAGAGAAAGCTTTATGGCTCGACACGAAGGTAACACTCGTCTTAACGGTATTATTGCTGTTATGAAATGGGGAGGCGTTACTAAGTCAGGTGTTAGTGCTATGAAAAAAATCGTCAATGAGCAAAAACAAAAAGAGCGAGATAGAGCAAAAAAAGCTAACGATATGATTAGCCCTGACAGTGACGATTTGACAGGTTAAAATAGTATATTATATAAGAAAGGTAATTTTTTTATAAGGCGAGTAATATGGATAAATTTAAAAAACAAATAGAATTTAAAACTGTAGACGACGAAAAAGGAAAAGTAGAAGCAGTTTTTTCAGTTTTCAACAATGTCGATACCGACGGTGATGTTGTTCTTCCGGGTTCAATAAAATCTGGATTCAAAGACAATCAAGTACCTATGGTGTTTGCTCACAAATGGGACCAACCAATTGGAAAAGGCGTTATACATTCAGATAACGAGAAAGCTACATTTAAAGGAAGTTTCTTTATGGAAACTGAGGCTGGTCGTGAAGCATACCTATTAGCAAAAGAAATGGGTGACCTACAAGAATGGTCATTTGGTTTTAGAATCAATGATTATGAGTCCGGTAAGTTTAAAAAAGACGGAACCGAAGATGAAATTGATGTAAGATACCTAAAAGATTTAGAAGTCTATGAAGTTTCACCAGTACTCGTGGGTGCAAACAGAGAGACTTATACACTAGCTATTAAATCAGGTGAAGATGCAATTTACGAAGCCTCAAATGTAGAAGAAAAAGCTGAAGTTCTTCCTGAAGTGTTTGACACAATTGAAGAAGCTGAAGCTAGAGCAAAAGAGTTAGGCTGTGAGGGACATCACAGTTACGAGCAAGACGGTAAAACTCTTTATATGCCTTGCAAATCACACGAAGATTTTGAAGAAGCTATGGGTAAAGAAGAGAATCAAGATAAAGATTCTAAATCTTCTGACCCAGAATGTGGATGCAATTGTGATTGTGGCTCTAAAGAAGAGTCAAAATCACAACACTGTTCTTATGGCGATGACGGGAAATGTGCCAAAGAAATGGATGATGAAAAAAGTTTAGAGATTTCTGAAAAAGAATCCAGCTTGCAGGGAGTTCGATTTTCAGACGAGGTGAAGGATGTGCTTGCTGCATTAGAGAGCCTCATCGTAAGAGCGAAAGCAATTTCAATCTTACGTGAAAAAGATGGAAGGACAATATCGGAGAATGCTAGTTCTGCTCTTAGAGCAGTACAAGAGGATTTGAATGATGCTTGGAATGAGATAGATTCAATCCTTAGCGGTGATTCACCAGAGGAAGAGCCAGAAGAAGATACTGAAGAAGTTCCAGTTGATGAAGCACCTGTTGAAGAAATTCAAGAGGAAGCAGAAATCGCTGAAGCTGAAGTTGAAGTTTCTGAGGAATCCGAAGTTGAAGTTATCGAAGAGGAAGAAGTAGAGGAAGTTGAAGAGGAAGAAGTCAATCTCGAAGAGGTAGACGCTGAATTTGAAGCTTTATTTGCTGACGCTCAAGAAAATATCGCTGAATCCTTAGTACTTGAACTAGACGACGAAGAAGTATAAGCAAAAAAATATCTATATTGGAGATAAAAAATAATGGCAAATTATAAAGAAGAAATTTCCAAGGTTAGAGCTCAGTTGAAAGAAGCTTTTGACTCTCAAGTAGATGGTAAATATACACCTGAAGCTAAAGAGAAAATCAAAGGTTTAAATACTGAATTAGCAGGACTTATCGATAGCCAAAACTTAGAGAATTCAAAGTCTAAGAATGAAAAAGCTATGGAACAAGAAGTCTATGCATCTGAAACATCACAAGCTGGACCAAAATCTGTTGGTCAAATGTTTGTTGAATCTGACGCCTACAAAGGCTACAGAGACAATGGTGTTAAAGGTGTAGATTCTGAAGTAGCTTTTAAAGCAACTTTAGGTGCTGGAACAACTGAACAATTTCCACCGGAAGTTCTAAGACAACCGGGAATCTTAGAGTACGCTCTTAGAGACCCAGACTCTGTCATTGGGCTTTTTGACCAAATTGATACAAACCAAAACTCATTTGCATATATGGAAGAAACAACCTTCACTAACGCTGCTGCAGAGCAAGCAGAAGAGGCAACAACTGCTGAAGCTACATTAGACTTCACAGAACAAACTGCACCAATTAGAAAAGTTGGTGTCTTCTTGCCTGTTACTGAAGAACTTCTTGCTGATGTATCTGGAATTCAAGGTTATGTCAATTCAAGATTAGCTGCAATGATGAAACTACGTTTGGACAGTCAATTACTTTCCGGAAACGGAACTGCACCAAACTTAGAAGGCGTATTAACAAAATCAGGAATCAATGCATTCGACTATACTGGCGGCCCTTATGGTGGCGAGTTAGGAAAAATTGGTCAAATCTATCAAGCAATCACTGAAATCAGAAAAGATGCTTTCGTAGAACCTGATGCAATTGTTATGCACCCATCAGACTGGTATGACATCGTTACATCCGTAACTGACATTACAACAAGTGGTTCTAAGAACCCATTGTTCGTAGTTGCAGGTGGATTCGGTGCTGATGCTGCTCCAAGAATTTGGGGACTCCCAGTCGTAGCTTCTACTGCAATTTCCGCAGGTACTGTACTTGTTGGTAAATTCGGTGGTGGCGAAGCTGCACACGTTGTAATGAGACAAGGTGTTGACTTAGCTGTATCTGACTCTCATAGTGACTTTTTCCTTAAAGGAAAATTAGCTATCAGAGCAACAATGAGACTTGGTCTTGTTGTTTACAGACAAGCTGCATTCTGTAAGATTACAAATATGTAATTAAGTTCATTTATGTGGGGTAGGTAACTGCCCCACATAGAACTAAAAAAATTTTTTTAAAAGGAATAAAATGGAATTTATAAAAGTAGAAACAGATATATGGCAACTAGCTGACGGCAGCCTTTATGAAGGTGATGTTTCAGGCGTTAATGGTCAAGCTTCTAAAATTGCAAAAAAAGGTCACGAGTATAGTTCTGAGTATTTAGCAAAATATGGTTGGGGTGTTAAAAAAGAAGAAGCTGCTCCTAAGAAAAAAGCTGTTAAAAAAGACGCTGTAGAAGATAAAGCTGTTAAATCTGAAGACATAGAAGACAAGTAGAGGTAGCCAATGGCACTTTCAACTGTTTCTGATGTTCAATCTGCCATTGGAATAGATGTTTCTTCAGCTGATGAAACTTCTATAACAAATATATTTATACCGGCAGCAGACGCAGCTATCAAAAATTATATTGGTTATGATTTAGAATACTCTGCTTCAATAACTGATACCTTTGATGGCAACAATGAAGAAGAACTATTTACTTCTGTTGCACCGATAGTAGCCATATCTTCTTTAACAGAAGATGAAGTTGCTTTAACAGAGGGTAATCAAGAACATTATGTAGCTTATAAAAAGCTAGGTAGATTAAGAAAAGTAAATAACAAAAGATGGTCTGATATAAGGTATCAAAACATCTCAGTTACTTATTCTGCTGGATATTCTGACTCCGAGTCAGGTGTAGAAGATGTTCCAAAAGATTTAAAACTTATTAGTGCTAGGGCTGCTGGTAGATTATTTGTTGCCGCTGCTGCACTATCATCTCAACAATCAACTGGAGAAGTTAGCACTCATAGTGCTGATAATTCAACAGATTCTCAATTTCAATTAGTTACAGAAGAATCAATTGGAGATTATAAAGCTAAATACGAGTCTGTAGTTGATTTAATGAATCAAGAAATACTAACAAAAGCCGATAAATCAATACTTTCTAAATACAAACGACAATACTTTACATCGGCTTCTATTCTCGACTAGAATATAACTATGGATGAGAATGAAATTAAATTTAATAAGGCACAACGCCAAGCGTATTTAAGGTCTATTGACTTAGATGCTTTAATTGAAGCAGTTTTAGAACAAATGAATTCTTTAAGAATGCAAAAAGTTAATTTAGTCAATGATATGGATGTTCTAGTTAACGATTATCTTAAGGTTTGTAAAAAACACCCAATTAAGTAATGGCTAGATACGACTACAAATGTTCCAAATGTGAACATATATTTGAAGTTCAACATTCTATTAATGAAGACCCAAAGGTAAAATGTGAAAAATGTAAAGCAATATCTATTAGACAAATTAGCGGTAGGGTTAATTTATATGGAACTGTTGGTATTGATTGGAATACTGACCCTAGCAAAGTTTCTCAATCTATGAGAGACAAAGCTAAGGCAGCATCCAAACGTAAAGTTCAATTTTAAGGATTAAAGTAACCTAAAATCCCGTAACCACAAGTTCCTGCTTCAATACCTGCAACTGTGCAGTCTTCAGGAATAATACTGTCATCGTGTTCATCGACTATTTCTCCGTTATACCAAAATATAACATCTGTAAATACTTCTCTGTGAACACAATTAGCAGGTGGTGTTGTTGGGTCTAAATCTTCACAGTAAATTTCTGTGTAGTTATCCCAATAGTAATTAGGCATAGAGCCAACATTGTTACCCCCACCTAAAATCATTAATGCTACAACAAAGTGAAACATTAGTATCCTTTCTCTCGTAATTTTGCTTGGTACTCAGGGTTACAGTTAGCACAAGTATCTATATCCCACATATCTTCTTCTGTCTGAAATGTTTCCATAAATCTTCCACCGCACATACCGCAGTCGAACCAAGACCACATTTCTTTTTTAGTCTTATATATCCTGTATAGGCTTCTTTCCATTTTCCCTCTCATCTAATTGTTGAATCTGTTCATCAGAAAGAAACCATTCAGGCGGAAAGCCTTCTCTTTTTTTCTCTCTTTCCCACTTCCAAAGTTCTAATTGATACATAGCTCTTTCAATAAATGTATCAAGTAGGTTATTTAACTTACTAAGCATTTTGCTCCTTTCTGTATTTGGAAATATATTTCCAGTCTTTTTCCCAACACCATTTACTAGAGTTCCAATCACGCCATTGTGAACGACCGTAAATATCTTGAGATAGTAAATATCCAAACATAATGTTGTAATATTCGCTGTGTTGAACTTTTACAAATTCCATATTATATAAATCAATTGGTGTATCTTTAGGATGTCCATCGTAAGGATAACCTCTATAAGTCATTACCCAAGTATCCCATCTAGGTAAGTCATACTCTTCTGCAATCCAATTCCAAGTCCAACTCACAAATTGAAATAAACCGGAGTCATTATTGCCTTCAGCAGTTCTTACTGCATCAGTATTACCTCTTGATTCACACCATATAACTTTTACTGCAGTAGATAGTTGCTTAGGGTCATCAAAGAAATATATTAAATGGTCAGCGTGTTCTCTTACATCACGAGATATAATAGAATCACACCATTTGTATTCTTCTAGATAATTTTGAGTTAGCAAAGCCTTTTGGGGTAAAGCTGTCGCTAGGAATATCAAACATTCAGCTATCATATAAACCTATCCTTTTCTTCATATAACTATTATATCATAGTTGATATGAATTTGCAAGGATTTTATATATTAATTGCTTCCTGTATTACTTTTTCTTCTGAAGAACCTGTTACCGAAGTGATATATTCGTTAACAAATTCACCGTATTTGTTCTGCATTTTCTTATAAATAGCTGCTTCGTAGCAGTTTGCTATAGTACTCCAGCTAACAATTACAGTTTTTTCGCCATATTTAAGCATTTTTTGATGCTCATCTGACGCAATTAACTCGGGTTTCAATTAAAAACCTCCTACTATTTGCTACTCTAATTATACTACATATTTCTGTATAGTGTGTAAAAAATAAAAAAAGTGATAAAATTTTGCATTATTTTACAATGTGTGGTAAAATGGGTATATGAATAATGATACATTTAAACCGACTTTGGAACAAGCCGAGTTTTTATTCAAGAAGTTTCCTAATAAGACACTTCGCCAATGGGCAGACGAATGGGATATGTCTCACGAAAATGTTCGTTTAATGAAGAAAAAACTAGGTCTTGCTACAAGAGGTAAAGTAGTGCCAACTGAGCAGGCAGACGAAATAATTGCTTACATTAAAGATGGTAAGGGAACTGTTAACACAGCTAGAACTTTTTCTAAATATAGTTTTGGTAAACAACGTTTTCTTAACTGGTTGGATGAAAATCCTGATTATAAAGCCAAAGTAGAAGAAGCTGAAGCTTTTGCTTATGATAAGAAACTTAATCCAACTCACAAAAGATGCATAGCTACTGGTGAATGGTTACCTATTTCTGAATTCTATAAAGACAGCCAAACATTAGATGGCTATTCTCGTAGAAGCAAGAAAGCTGTTAAAGCATCTGTGGCTAAATACTATTATGGTAGAAATAATACTGAACCATTAGTTGATAAAAAAACTTGTTCAGCATTACCTGAATTAGGTGAATTACCAGCAAAGTATTTTCACAGAAATAGAAGACTAGCTTCAGGATTACAACAGTATTCTATTGCTTTTCAAACACCATACTCTAAATTTTTAAATTCAGAGGATGAGTCTGAAAGAAGCAATGCTTACAACTTAGCTAAGCAAGAAGCTTTGGATTATTTTGCAAAAGAAGGATTTGTTCCTATAATATAATTGCAAAGGAAACCTTATCTTAAACCCCTCACCAAGTGAGGGGTTTTTTTATTGGTATAATTAATTTATGCCAAGAATACCAACATCCGTACTAAACGAATCAATAACGATTCAAAGACTATCAGGTTCTTCTGTAGATGACAGAGGACTATCAACTGCTACATTCTCAGATAATGAAACATCTGTTCAATGTAGAATCGTACACGAAAATGGAAATGAAACCGATTCAGAAGGTAGATTAGAAGTAAATGATATATTCCTAGTAACAGTTAGACCTGAAATTGATATAACTACCCAAGATAGAATTGTTTGGGATAGCCAATACTACGATGTAAAAATTATTAAAAATATTAAAGATAGATTTGGTAATATTTTTTACAAAGAAATTGAAATGCATAAAGGTTTCTAATGAGTAGAAGAAGTGTATTAAAAACTAATAGGTCTTTAAGGACATTAAGAAGAATTAAATCAGACCCAAAACGATTTAAGTTTGGGAAAATATCAAGTATGCAAGATTTAAGGTCGTTCTTTTATGAGTACTCATTATTTATTGGTGATATTCAATCTCTTCCGGGAATGCCAAACTTAAGTACTTTAGGAACTCTAAGACACTATGGTCTTGTTGGCGGAAGAATTATGGGTGACGTTAACTCTATTATGGGTACTTTTAAAAAATTAACAACTGGAAGTTATGATGTTGAAGGTGCTGGTGAGCGTATAGTAAGACGTGCTGGTGGTAGATTAACTGGTAAAGTCCTTCAAGCAGTTCCGGGAAGCAATATGTTTTCTCGTGCAGCTCGTTCAGTAATTGGTGCTAATACTCAAAAAGCTTTCGATAAGCAAATGAAAAAATGGTTTAGAAGTAATGTTCCTGACAAACCTGTTGTCCACGTTGTTGGTGGATTTGATGCACAAGCGGTAGCCGATAGTGTTGAAGATGCTATTGCTATGGTAACAGAAGAAGTTGCTAGACAGACTTATCCTTTCGTACCTGTAAGAACTGGAACACTAAGAGGAACATTAAGAACAGAATTCGGTAGAAATAAAGCAAAAGGTGGTTCTATGCCTGCAGGTAAAGTTATTATAGGAAATCATTTGACTAAAGACTATACAGCTATTATTGAGTTTGGTTCAGGAAAATTGTTTAACCAAGGAGCAAAACACTTAGATAGATATTTTCCAATTCCTGAATCTATAAAAGCTTTAAAATCTTCCTCAAGAAATAGAGCTGCTGTTAACAGCAAGAATGGTAAAGGGGCTATGTTAAGAAGAGGTGCTAGAAATGCAATGGCTAGATACAACCAAGGAACAGCTACTAACATTAAAGTTACTACCCCTAATCTTGAATTAGAAGCAAAAAAATTAAGGAGTTAAAATGGCACAAAATTTACCTGATGGAGAAATATTAGCAAGAACTTGGGCTTTAAGTAAAAGCAGTATTACTGATGTCATTGGAGAAAGAGTAGCAACTAGATTACCTTCAGGAGCTACTATGCCTTTTGTAGTTATACAAATGCTAGGTGGAGGTCCACTAGGTGGTGAATCTTTAATTTATGAAGCACAACTTGTAGTTGATTTTTATGCTGGTAAGTATGCAACAAATAGCACAAAAGGTCATCCTGATTATGCAGCTGCTTTTCAAATTGGAAATATTTTTGTTAGAGAAGCTTTTGACCACGCACCTACAAAACTAACAAGTACTGGTGGAGAAGTCGGAATGGTACACGGATTCGATTCTATATCAGGTCTAGGAAGAGTAGATGAAACCGAGCTCGGTTTAGCACGCTATACTTGTGATATGGTAATGATTTATGGAGCAATATCGTGAAATATATAAAGGTTAACCCTTATATAAGGGTGTTTGACGCAATACGAGATGAAAAGCTCGATATTATCTTTGACCAAAAAGAATGGGTTGAAGTTAAAGATTCTGACTGGAAAAGACTCTCTGAGTCTGAAACTAAACAAGGTAATGTAATATTACCAACTTTTGTTGAAAAGTCAGATGGTATGGGGGAAATTAAGAATTTTACTGCTGCTGAAAAAGTAGAAGAAAATTCTAGCGATGATGAGTGGTATGAGGAACCTGCTGACGCAGAAGTAGAAGAGGAATAACGAAAAGTTATTCATAGAATAAGTAGGTAAGTAATGGCACAAAGCATAAGCGAAGTAATTTTAGGAACTGGTAACTTATACACTGCTTTGGAATCTGATGTTAATGGTTCATCACCAAATGCAACATTTCCAGCAGACCCAAGTGAAGCTCCTAGTTCAAGTTACTGGACTAATATAGGATACTCAGAGGGTGGATTCTCTCTAGAGTATGACAAAACTTTTGAAGACATTATGGTTGCAGAGGAAATTGACCCTATTAAGACCATAAAGACAGCTCAAGAGGTAAGAATTACAGGTGAATTAGCACAGGCATCATTAGCAAACTTAAAACTTGCTATGGCTGGTGGAACTGAGACAAGTTCAACTCCTTCAGCAGGATATACCCAATTAACTCCTCCATCAACAGACTCTTTCTTAGAGTATGCGTTGATTTTAAGAGTTAATGCACCGGGTGCATCTGAAGGTGGAACTCAGAAAGTTAGAGACATTTATGCTCCTAGAGCAGTAAACGTTGGAGCTTTCTCAATGGTTCACGCTAAGGCACCACAAAAAGTAACAATCACTGTTGAATACAAATTGTTAAAACCAAATAGTGATGCTCCGTTCAGTAACTTGTTTAAAGTTATAGACGAAGTTTAAAACCTGTAGGAGGGTAAATGGCAAATTTTAAAGACTTTGATGAAGCCATCAAAGAAGATAATGCGACAAAATTTACTTTCAAGGTAGCTGGAGAGACTTTCGAGAGTCCAGCCCAGCTACCAGCGAAAGTAGTACTAATGCAATTAAAAATGCAAAACGAGCAAGGCGGCATAGACCAAAAAGATATTGGTGAATGGCTAAGGTCGATTATTGGAGAAGATACCTTCGATAAGCTTTTGGAACTAAACATATCTTGGAGCACTCTAGAAAAACTTTTAGGGTGGCTTTTAGTGCAATATGGAATAGTTAAATCAGAAGACGAAATAAACGCTGATGCTGAAGGGGGAGAGGAAGAAGCCCCAAAATAAACATCACAATTGATGATATTTTGGAAAGATGGGCTGCCGTTGAAGCGGACTTTCAACGGTTTTACGGACTTCATCCCTTCGACTTATCGTGGAGAAGGTTCAGAACTTTAATATTCAGTCTTGTATCATCAGAATCTGCATTCTATGCACCTTACTTGAAAGAATATGTTGAGGAAGCTAAAGAAAGAGTGGATAGTAGAAGAGACAATCCAAATAGGATAAAAGTCAATCTTGATACAGCTCTAGATGAACTTGGTGGAATTAAAGAAAATATATCATTTAATAATGAAGGATAAGCAGTGGCACAACAAATAGGTTCTTTAGAAGTAGGAATAGAAGGTAATACCTCTGGTTTAAATAATTCTATTGGTGCTGTCCAAATGAAAGCTACAAATGCTTTCAAGAAAATTGGTTCTGTAGCTAATGGTATGATAACTGGTGCTCTAGTTGCAGGAGTGGCTGCTGTAGCTGTAGGTTTAGCTGCAGGTGTAAAAGCAGCTATTGACTTTGAAGCAGCATTCGCCGGTGTTAGAAAAACATTAAGTGGTTCAGATGCAGAATTAAAAGCTGTATCAGATGAATTAATCAATATGGCAAGGTTCTTGCCTCAAACAGCAGCTGAGCTAGCAGCTATCGCTCAAGTCGGTGGTCAATTAGGTATTGCTGCTAAAGATATTGCTCAATTCACAGAAGTTATTGCAAAATTAGGTGGGGCAACAGACTTAGCAGGTGAGCAAGGTGCCACATCAATGGCTAGGTTTATGAAAGTTATTGGTGAATCTGTAGGACAAACTGGAGTATATGCAAACATATTGGTTGCTTTAGGTAACAATATGGCAACTACTGAATCTGAAATAATAAACTTAGCTCTTAACTTTGGTGCATTAGGAAAGCAAGTAGGATTAAGCGGTCCTGAAATATTAGCCTTTTCTGCAGCTATGAGGGAAATGGGTCAGCCAGCCGCAGCTGGTGCTACAGCTCTTAATAAATTATTTACTCAATTAAATAGAGCTATGTTAGGAGAAGGTGGATTAGCTGAGTTTGCTGATATAGCTGGAATGTCTATGTTTGAGTTCCAAGCACTTATGGAAACAAGTATGGCTGCTGCAGCAGAAGCAGTTCTTAATGGTCTTAATGCTATGGGTGAAGCACAAAAAGACCAAATATCAGCATTAGATAGTGTTGGTTTAGCTAGAGACAGAGTTTCTCGTGCCTTAATATCAATGGCAACAAATGAAGAAGGTCTAGCTAAAGCAAGACGTATTGCTAACGAAGAATTATTTAGACAAGCTGCTTTAAATGAAGAGTTTAAAAAGAAACAAGATACAGTAGCTGGTCAGATGGATATTTTAAAATCAAAAGTAAATTCATTTGCAATACGAATGGGTGAAGCTTTACTTCCAGCAATTAAAGCAGTTGTTAAATTTATAGGAAGATTTTTTGATGGTTTATATTACTTAGTAAATGCTTTCAAAAATACAAGTGCACAAGCTGAAAAATTTCAGAAAAAAGTTATGGGTAGTGCTTTTGTATTAATGATTATAAAAGTTGTTACTTGGATTGCAAAACTAGTTAAAAACCTTAAGGGAATGGGTGATGAGATAGCAAAAGTTACTACAAAATTTGGTAAATTTGGTAAATTCTTGGGTAAATTTACTAAATTCTTTACTGGAGCAGCAGCTGGAGCAGCTTTATTTGTTTATGAAGTTGCTAAGTTCGGTGACTTACAAGCAATAATAGATAACTTTTCACAAAGCGTAGATAAATTAACAGTTAGTTTTACTTTCTTAAAACAAAATGGTATAGGTGGATTAGACCAACTTACTACTGATGTACTTCAAGCGATGGTTGATGGTATGGAAGATGACAACCCATTAAAAGCAGTTTTGAAAGAAATGTTAGAAGGCGGAAAATTAGATGCTGATGTAGCTAAAGATTTAGCTTCAACAGGTTCAGCAATATCCGAGGAATTATTAACTTCTATACAAGATGGATTTGGTGTTGGTGCAGCCGGCGGTGATATGAAATTAGATTTTCGTTGGCTTGAAAGTATAAAAAAAGCACTTGCTGAAGAAGGATTAGGAGATAGTCAACTTTTTAAAGATATACAAGCTTTACAGGATGCAATAAGAGGTGATGCAGATAAAGAAACTTTAAATAATTTAGCACAACAAGTTATTGCAAAATTAGCTATAGTCGAAGCAGGAAAAGATTCCTTAACCGTTGAAGAAAGTTTAAGAAAACTTATTACGGATAATGTAGTAGCATTATCTACAGCTTCAGGTAAGTCAGTAGATGACATTAAAAAAATAATATCGACAGAGCAGGGTCTCAAAACATTTGTTCAAGAATTTGGTATGGCTATAGAAGGTGTACCAGCACTTTATGATATTTTATTCCCACCTGAAAAAGACCCAGTTCAAGAAGCTTTACAGCAATTAAAAGAAGATGCTTCAGCATTCAAACAGATGGTTGCTGATATATTTGCTCCAACTGAACTGCAATTCAAGTTAGATTTTGCTGAAATGGATTTGGCAGATGCTCATAAAGACCACGCTGACCTCCATAAAGAACTTGGTGATTTACACGAAGAAGATGCTAAGTTACAACAGGATTTAATAGATATACAGCAACAAGAGTTATTGACTCACGAAGAAATACTGAAAATTCAAGAGCTTGAATTAGAAAATCAAGAATTAAAGATTAAGCACGCTCAAGAAGCTGCTATGACATTTGAAGAGCAAGTAGATTATCAAGATAAAATTAATGAAGCTTTAGAAATAGAACAAAGATTAAGAGATGGTTTAGCTCTTTCTGCAAATGACCAATTACGTAGAGAGAAACTTAGAAAAGATAGAAGAAGAGTTGAGTTAGCAGCACAACAGGGTTCTTTGGAATTTGCTGATTTAGAACTTAAAGCTATTGATGAAAATATTAAAGCTATAGAAGATAAAGCTGTTACTCAAACTGATGCTACTTTGGCTAGAAGAGAAGCACAGGAGATTCTAGATAGAGCTGAGGAGAGAAGGCTTAAGGAAAAAGAAAAGATTGCTGATAATATTGCTAAAATCCAAGAGATTAATTTAGAATCTGTTGCTCGCCGTAATGAAGAGATTATTGAAATTGAAAAGCGTCGTGCTGATATTGAAGAACGACTAAAAGAGATTCCTAGAGAGATTAAAGAAGCTCATTGGGATATTCACAAAGCTCAAAAAGCTGTTTACGATGCTACAGCTGATATTCAAATAGGTTTTATGGACTTGAGAGCTGTTGGTGAAGAAGAGATGAAAGAACTAGCAAAGGCTATTGGTATGCCATATGAGATGTTAGATGGTCTTATGACTCTATTAAACCACGCAAGAGTTGAATCAGGACCAATTTTTGATGAAATTATTACCAGAGCTACAGATACAAAACATACATTTGCTCAAGACCCATTCACTGGTGGACCATCAGTTTCAGATGTTCAAAGAAAAAATTATGGTTTCTTACAACAGGGAACAGGAATTGTAGATTTCCTAAGACACGGCGGTGGTGGATTCAAGACTGGAAATAAATTTATTGCTGGTGAATATGGTCCTGAATTAATAAAAACATTCCCGGGTGGTGGAATGGTTACTCCATTAGGTACTGGTGGTGGCACTACAATGCAAAATACTATAAATCTAAATATTACTGGATTACCAACTGACCCTATAGCTGCTAGAAGGATAGCACAAAATATTCAAAGAGAACTTGTTAAACTAGAAAGAGAAGGTAGAAGCGGTGTCGTCAGGTAGTTACAGAGCTTATCACATAGCAACACACGATAATGATTATGTCGATAATATGATTCCTTGTAAAGAAGAAAGTTGCTCTTATTATTTTTATGATATTGATGGGAAATATAGATATTGCGAAACTTGTCGTAGTAAGGATATGTGCTAATGGCTAACACAATAACAATTGGAAGAATGACTTTTACGTCTCCACAAACTATAACTATCGCTCCTATGCCTGATAACTCTAGAAACTCTGTTGAAAGAACAATATCTATAGGTGGTAAATTTGCAGTTGATTCCATATCTGCTGCAAAAGTACTAAGAGATGAACTTGTATCAATGGGAAACTCAAGCTTAGTCTATCCCTTTACTTGGGAAGGAGATGAATTAATAGAAGGTTTTGCTAAATTATCAGGAGTTAGTGTTGATTCCTCAAAATTATCTTCAGGACTTTTTAGCTATAGTGTTACTTTAGATGTTAAAGGAAGAGTATCAGAAGTTATATTTGAATCTAACCTTACTGGTTCTTTATTAACTAATTCACACAGTATTACATCTACTACTTATTCTCCTTGGCACGCATTACCAGTTAATGCATACAATTATTTTCACGAAGAAGCTCCTGTAGATGGTACAAGAGCTAGTTCAGAAGGAAATATAGCTTTTTACTATGATACAAACTTAAGAAGCAAGGCTGCTCAATGGATTGTTAACCCAGCAGATTTTTATAAAGGTGCTTGCAGAATAAGTATCGATAACACAACAATGACTGGGTATTTAACAAAAAACGCTCCAACAGGGGTGACGATTTCAAATGGTATAATAAGAATAACATCAGGTTCAACTACTGATGAATCAAGATTTACTGTAGAGTTTTACGATAATGGCGTTTGGGGTAGTGAAAGGGAAATATCTTTCAACTCAGGTGCTTCAAAATCAGAATGGAATTTATGGAAAACTGTTCAAATTATAAGAAACGAGCCTCACGAATGTGTTGTGCGTTTCACTACTTATTCTGACAGTAATGGAGATGGGCGACTCGTTGTAGATGTTACGCTAAGACGAGGAGCTCATCACATAAACTTGGTCGCCAACCAAGGACCTACTTCTGATAGAGCAGCAAACTCTAGAATAAATTTGCAAGTGACAAGTAATCACGATACTTTCACAGACGATACTGGGTATATGATAGAAGATAGTGCTGATAGCGATGGACAAAAATTTATTGTGGGAAGCCCACAAGGATACACTGCTGATGTAACTGATGGAGAAGACTTGATATATATAACAAATAATCAATTTAAAACATTCGTAGGTTATGTTTACAATGCTGTTAGTCCAAATACAATTGATAGTGCAGATGCTGTTAGAGACCAGTATTTAGAAGGTACATACGAGAATGTAAGATTAGTGAGGGCTTAAGTGGCAGTAACAGAAAAGTTAATGGGTGCTGGTACCTTCTCAATAAATTTTAGTCAAGAATATACACCAACAGCAATAATTGAATCAATAAAAGAATGGGGTCATATTGTTATTACTCCACAATCAGTTGATATAAACAGTCTTTCTGATTCCGATATATTAAGTTCCGCTAGATATACAGGAATAATTTTAAATAGAACTTTAGAAGAAGGAATTGTATCTATTAATGGTCAAGGTCTTGAACTGTATATGGGAGATGGTTCAGGAAAAGGAATGGTCATTGCTGAGTCTAATAATATTGGAAAAGTTAGAATATTTGATGGTGTTACTTTAGCAGAAGCTTTATTCAACTCAGTTACAAGCACTGGAAAACCTTATGGAATTATGAGGGATGAAACAGGTGCTTTGCAAGCTATTCAACAAGGTTCTATATATCAACCAACAGATACTGAAGGTGAAAATGTACTTTATTCAGGTCAGCATTTCGTTGAAACTGCTTTATCGGCTTTAAAGTTTATATGTGAAATTGTAAATGCAGAATACAGAGTAAACCCTAATGGAACATTAGATGCAGGTCCAGCAGCTAACTTATTTGTTGGTGTTGGAAGTAACGAACCAACTTCTGTAGTAGTTAAAACTGCTTATGGTGAAGACCCTGAATATCAAGGTGTAACACCACAAGGTTTAAGAAGTGAATTTGATGCTACTGACTGGGTTTCAAGAGTTGACTTTACTGGAGAAGTTGGATATTTTGATATTGCAACAGATGTTGCAGGTGAAGCTAACTTATCATCTAATCCTTATAAAGATTTACACGGGAATGCACTTAAACGTGTTGGCTTAGTACAAGAACCTGATGTACCTGAAGAACATTTGAACTCAAGAGCTCAAGCGATGCTTAATGAATTATCTAGAGTTAAAAAAATACTTAATCTTGATTTAACACAGTATGAAGTATCGGGAGATATGAAAGTTGGAGATTATGTATATGCTTTTGACCCTGATGTAGGATTCGTTGACACAGATGCTGATGCCGCTGCAGAAAGCAGAGATAAATACGAAGTAACCTTTAGAGGTCAAACTATAACACCAGCAAAGGTAAGAATTATAGGTTTAACTTTCCCAATTATTGATGGAATGGGTGTTTACTTCAGAGACAAAGATGGAAACTATACAGACTTAACTCAATATATAAACTATGAAAGTGGTTCTACTCAAGTTGAATTAGGAGATTCAATTAGAAGCTTGAAAGATGATTTAAGATTCAGTGAATTTTCATTATCTAGAGAAGTAGCGGGTGCTTTTTCTATACCAGATTTACCAAGCACACCAACTTTACAATCTGGAACATATTTAGATTCAACTGGAGAATCTAAAGGATTTATAAGAATCACAGTAAGCAAGCCAACTAATATAGATGGTTCACAAATTACAGATGGTGAATCATACAAAGTAAGATATAAAAAATTAACAGATAACGAATACTCTTATATGAGCTTTCCTTTTACAGGCGTAAGTTCAGAAACCTTGTTATTACAAGATTTAACTGTTGGTGCAACTTATCAAATAGGTGTTGCAGTAGTAGATAAATCAGGTTTCAAGAAAATGTCAGCTTATGATGGCACAGGAGAAAATTTATATACAGATAGCTCAAGTATTAATCCTAGTTATACAACAAATGCAAGAATAGAAATTGAAAAAGATGGACAAGCACCATCACAGCCTAAACAAGCAACTATAGCTACTGGACCATTAAGAGTTCAAATTACACATTATTTAGGAAAAGCAGGAACTGATAGCGGCGGTAATGCTTATGGAGATTTCACTTTAGAAGGTGACTTAGACCACTTAGATATTCACGCTGTGACTCAAGATGGTAATACCGAAACATTTACTGTTGCAAGTAGCAATAAAATTGGTGAAGTAAAAGTTAACTCAGGAAACTTATTACAAGAAATACCTGTAGTCGCCAACTTAGAACTTCCTGACTCAGAGGATTATTACTTTAGAATTGTTGCTGTTGATAAATCCGGAAACGCATCTGACCCATCAGCAGGTCAAGCAGGAAATGCAACGCTTATGGAACAAGCCTATATTGGCGATGCTGCTATTACTACAGCAAAAATTGGAGAAGCTGCTATTACAGATGCAAAGATAGCTACTGCAACTATTACTTCAGCAAAAATAAGTGACGTATCAGCAGACAAACTAACTTCCGGAACAATTACAGGTGGAGAGATTACCGTTGGTGGTGTTTCTAATACTGCAGGATACATTCAGTCTTACAACTATGTAGCCGACACTTCAGGTTGGAGTATTTTTTCAGATGGAACTGCAGAGTTTCAAGATGTTAAGATTCGTGGTGAATTAAACGCATCAGATATTGTAACCGGAACTTTGGATGCTTCTAACTTAACTGTTACAAATCTAAACGCAGATAGTATTACTGCAGGAACCTTAGATGTAGATAGACTACCTACTATTACAACTTCACAAATAAACTTTGATGCTGGAGATATTGGTGGTGCTGATAGTTCAAACATTGTTGCTACTATAAATACTTCATCAGAAGGACTTACTATTAATGCAGCTAAGTTGAATTTATCAGGTGTATTGTCTGTTACAAATCCAAGTATTACTTCCGGAAATATTGGTGGAATAACTATTAGTAGTGACTATATTCAATCAGATAATTATGGAACTTCTAGTGGTGCTGATGGATTTAGAATACAGTCAGATGGAAATGCATTCTTTAAGGATGTAACAATAAGTGGAGTATTGAACGGTGTAACTGCTAACCAACCAGTAACACTAGACCTACCTAGTGGTGGTAAAATCAGAACTGCTTCTTCGGGAGCTAGAGTTGAATTACATCAAGCTGGTAGTTTCCCTTCTGTAAATTTTTACAGCAGTGGTGGAACAACAACTTCATTATATGATGACAACTCAGCATCTTTTGTTATTAGCACAACCAGAGAAATAACTTTATCTGGTACTGGTGGAATACATTTAGCTGATAATACTTTACACATAGGCAGTAAACAAGGTAGTTTTTCATCTGCCATATATATTGATGGGGATATAGGTGGTTCTACAGATGTACTAAGAAGTTCAGGCACTTACGCTTACTGGGGTTCTCCACCAGCTACTGCTGGTGTTACTGCTTTAGCTGGACAAGGAACTATAAGCGTAGGACCGGGAAATACTGGTTCTTTAATTATTAGTAATAATCATAGTCACGATGCACATAATCACTCTGGAACTGTTTTTACAAGCGATAATCATCATAACAACAATAGTTTTATTAACAGTTCTGATGTAACAAATAACAGTACTGTTCAAACTGGTTATAACCACGCAAACTCTGCTCACGTTGCTAATAATACAATCAATTATGCTATACAAGTGCACGCAATGGATGCTAGTGCACACCATAGTGCAAATACTGTTCCTCAACACGATAACAATGAACACAGCGAAGATTATACACCTTTAAGTTCTTACAATAATCACTTGAATAACTTACACTTTTCAGACGCAAGATTAAAAAATGATGTAACAGATACAAGTTTTGGTTTAGATTTCGTTAATAGATTAAGACCAGTAGATTACACTTGGGACCAATTATATTTAGACACTTATTATGGTGATGGTCATTTCGATGGATTAAAAGCTTTATTAACCAATCAGCAAACTGGTTTTCTTGCACAGGAAGTTAAAACTGCTGTTTATGAAACAAACGGAAGCAATATTGATTTTGGTGGATTTATAGAAGTAGAGTTAACAGACGAAGATAGAGCTGTTAAAGAAGCTACTGGAACAACAGATGATATACACAAATTGGATTACCAACAATTTATACCACCACTTGTAAAAGCTGTACAAGAACTTTCAGCTAAAATAGATGTATTAGAAGCAAGAATAGATGAGTTAGAAGGAGCGTAATGGCTATAGAAGATTTTAAATTTTCTGGAAAAGAAAAAACTATACAACAAGAACTTATAGAACTTATGTCTCTTATTGAATTTTTAGAAGATAAATATATAGAAGAAACAGCAAAAGAAGAGCCTATTACAGAAATAGTATCTCAACTAGAAACAGAGATTATTTCAAAAAGACAAGAGTATGAAAATTTAGGTGGAACATATGACACATAATAATCTTTTTTATAATCCCGATGAAGAACAAGAATTAAATGACAAGATTTCTTTTAGTATGGACAAAATAAGAAATATGGAGGAATTATTATCTGTTGCTATATCTGAAAATGTTGAACAAGAAACAATTGATGGAATTCAAGCTAATATAGATGCGGAAATAATAATATATAATGCTTTAATTGCAGAAAGAGATGAAACACCTTGAAATTTTCTTTGGGGGGTAAACAATTTATAGAATTTAAAACTGATGTAAAAGGTTTACAAGATATAGCACCTATACAAAAATCATCATCTTTTATACCTAGATGGTTTAAAGATATAAAAGATTACATTGAAATACCTGCTGTACACGAAAGAAACAAAAGACACTATTTTGGTAAAAAAGGTTCAACTGCTAAACAACATACTGCTGGAACAGTAAAAAGATGTCCAGCGATAATAGACTTACTTACTGAAGGTTTTATTATTCCAATGTGGACAGATTTTTTAATACAAAGAGACTTAGAAGTACTTGAATGGGACAATAGAAGTTTTGCTTATGGTATTGAATTTCATAGTAAAGAACAAATAAAAGGTTGGAATTTAAAAAAAACAGATTTTCCAGAAGCAGTAAAGTTTGTAAATCCTTGGAGAATATACACACCACCGGGTTATTCAGTATTATTTATGGCTCCTATATACCAATTTGAAAATAGATTTACAGTACTTCCGGGAATAGTTGAAACTGACTCATATCATCATATTAATTTTCCTTCTATTTGGCACACGACTAAGGATGCTATAATAGAAAGAGGTACACCGTTTATTCAAGTGATTCCATTCAAAAGAGAAAACTGGGATATTGATGTATCACAGATGACAGAAACTGACATAGAGAACGATGCTAGGGAAAAAGTAGAGCTTAATACTAAGTTCAAAAATAGTTATAGAAATATCGTAAGGCGTTTAAATGGCAGACATAATAAACGAAGGTGATTCCAAGTTAGAGGTAGTTGATTCCTCTATAGATTCTCTTGCTAAAATTATTGCCGAAATTAATGGCGTAGAAAGAATAAATCAGTCTTCAACTTTATTAACATTCACTAATCCTGACAACCAAATGGAAACAGGTGATGAAACCGATGACCAAAATGGTGCTGCCTCTACTTTTAATGGTTTTCAAGTTGATGATGGAGTTATAAAAGTAGTATCAGGAGATGGTTCTACAATTCCACAATCAAATCTTTATATTGATGGTAAATCAATTATCTCAGATAAAACTCTTGCTATTGGTACTACTGGTCAAAAAGAATTACATTTTGGAACCAATGGAACTAAATGGGTAAAGATAACTGAAGGTGGTTTCCTAGACTTTGCTAAGATGACCATAAATGGTTCTCAAGGAACTGCAGGTCAATATATTAAAAATGCAGGAAATGGAACTATTGAATGGGCTACTTTAGACAGTAGAAACGCCTTTGGTTCAATAAGTGTAGGCGGAAGCACTATAAGTGCTGGTTCTGTAGCTGATACATTAACAATTACTGCTGGAGATAATGTAGTTCTAAGTGTTGACGGAAGTGAATTAACGATAAATGCAACTCAACCTAATGTTTTTAAAACAATTCAAGTTTCAGGTCAAAATGATATAGTAGGGGATTCAACCACAGATACATTGACATTTGTAGCTGGTAGTGGAATAACAATAACTACTGATTCTGCTTCAGATACGATAACAATCGCTAATTCAAGCTCAGGTGGTGGAACTACTGAAGATGTATTTAAAACAATATCTGTTTCAGGTCAACAAGATATTGTTGCTGATAGTTCAACTGATACTTTAACGCTTATTGCAGGTCGTGGTATAGAAATAACAACAGTAGATACTGATGATTCTATAACATTTAAAGAAACTAAAAGTAGATTATTATCACCTCTTGGGTATTTAACTTATACCATAGATGGTGGTTCAACTACAGAATTACCACTAAAAAACTTTTTTATAAATACCACAACAAGTATTGGGGTAAATGGAGGTGGTTCTCAAGTAGGTATGACCACACGAGCTTTACGTCTGCTAGAATCAGATGGTAGTACTTATAAGTTTATGATTATGCCAGCTACAAGTGATGGGGAATCTCTTGTATTTACATTCACTGAATCAGATGGCACTACTCAGACTAAGAATATAACAATGGCTGCGTAAAGGGAATAAATGGCACAAAAAAATCCAATAAGAGGTGATTTTAACGAATCTAGTGAACTAGTTGGTTTAGCCGAATTTCAAGCTTCTGACTTTATTGGTATAGAAGATGGTGGTACTGGTGCTATTACAGCTTCAGGTGCTAGAACTAATTTAGGTCTAGAAATTGGAACAGATGTCCAATCTTGGGATGCACAATTAGATGATATTGCAGGTTTAACACCTAGCGATGGTTATTTTATTGTTGGTGATGGTTCTAATTTTGTTACAGAATCAGGAAATACAGCTAGAGCATCTTTAGGTTTAAGCACTTCTGACTCTCCAACATTTAATAATTTAACAGTATCAGGTAACTTAACTGTTTCAGGTACTCAAACCATATTAGAAACTGAAACTTTAACAGTAGATGATAATACTATTGTCCTTAATTCAAATGCTACAGGTTCAGCTTCTGAAGACGCAGGTATAGAAATAGAAAGAGGAGACGATACAAATGTCACTCTTATTTGGGATGAGTCAAATGATAGATGGACTGTAGGCTCAGAATCGTTTGTTGCTGCAACATTTATTGGTAATCTTACCGGTAATGTTACAGGAACAGTATCAGATATAAGTAATTTTGATACTGATGATTTATCAGAGGGCTCTACTAATTTATACTACACCGACACAAGGGTTGGAACTTACCTGACAACAAACAGTTATGCTACTGAAAGCTATGTAGATAGTGCAGTAGCTTCTGAAAATGAATTAAGTGAGATGAACGATGTTACTCTTACTAGCCCTGCTAATGGTGACTTTTTAAGATACAATGGTTCTGTATGGATTAATGACCCTGTCAATTTATCAACAGATACTATTGGTGATTATGTACAAAGTATTACTGGTGGAACAGGAATATCTATTGATGTTACTTCTGGTGAAGGACAAACACCTACATTAGCAATTGACTTTACAGAATTTGATACTGGAAGTATAACAGAAGGAAGTAACTTATATTTTACAGAAGAAAGAGTTGACGATAGAGTTGCTGCATTATTAGTAGATTCAGTAACTTCTGGAATAGACATTAGTTATGATGACGTAAACAATCAATTAACAATTAGTTCTGACCTTTCTGAAATAGTCGAAGCATTACAAGATAACGTACAAGGATTATTTAGTGGTGGTACTGGAATAACAACAAACTATGATGATGGTTCTAATACATTAAGTTTATCAATAGATTTTACTGAATTTACTTCTGATGACATAGTAGAAGGTTCTACAAATTTATTTGTTACTGATGAAAGAATAGACGATAGAATTAATGCTTTACTTGTTGATAGCACAACATCTGGTATTGATATATCTTATGATGATGTAGCAAATTCATTAACACTTAGTGTAGATTTATCAGAAATTGTTGAAGCACTCCAAGACAATGTAGAAGGTTTATTCTCTGGTGGAACAGGTATCACAACAAGTTATGATGACGCAGCAAATACCCTTTCTCTTTCAATTGATTTTACAGAATTTGATACAGACAATGTAGTAGAAGGAACAACAAACTTATTCTTTACTACAGCTAGAGTTGATAGTCATTTAAGTGGTGGAACAGGAATTAGCTACACTACTGGTGCAATAGCAATTGACTTTAGTGAGTTTGATACTGGAAGCATTACAGAAGGAAGCAACTTATATTACACAGATACTAGAGCAGATGGAAGAATTGCAGCAGCTAGTATTGGAGATTTATCAGATGTAACTCTAACTTCTACAGCTACAGGTGACATACTTAGATACAATGGTTCAGCATTTGTAAATGAACCACTTAACTTAGGTACTGATACTGAAGGTGACTATGTAGCAAGTCTTGTAGCAGGAACAGGTATAACTCTAACTAATAATAGTGGAGAAACTTCAACACCTACTGTTGCAGTAGATATGACTGCTTTTGATACAGATGATTTATCTGAGGGCAGTACAAATCTTTACTATACCGATACAAGAGTAGGTAGCTACTTAACAACTAATAGTTATGCTACACAAACTTATGTAGATAACGCTGTAGCAAGTGAAAACGAATTAAGTGAAATGAATGATGTCACATTGACATCAGCTACTACTGGAGATTTTTTACAATACAATGGAAGCGTTTGGGTTAACATTGCACCTGATACTGATGACATTGCTGAGGGTACTAATCTTTACTTTACAACTTCTAGAGTAGATACAGAGATAGATAGTTATGTTACTGGAGGAACTGGCGTAACAGTATCTTCCGGTCAAATAAGTATTGGTCAAGCAGTATCAACAACTTCTAACGTAACATTTGCAGATGTAACTGTTAATGGAGATTTAACATCAGGTGGTCAAGTTCTTATAGGAACAAATACTATTACATTGAACTATGATGTTCAAAGCACAGATAACACACTTGATATTGATATAGAGTTTTGGAGAGGTAATTTAGCCCATAAACACTTTAGTTGGGATGAACAAAATGATAGATTTACTGTTAACGGAGAAGATTTTGTAGCTGGTACTGTGATAGCAGCTTTAACTGGTAATGTTACTGGTAACGTTGCTGGTAATGTTACTGGAGACTTAACAGGAGATGTTACTGGAGATGTAACAGGTAACCTAACAGGTAATGTTACTGGAAATGTAACTGGTAACGTTACAGGAAATGTTGTTGGAAATGTAACAGGAGATGTTACTGGTACGGTTTCTAGTTTATCTAATCACGATACAGATGATTTAACTGAAGGCGTAACTAATCTTTACTACACAGACACTAGAGCAAGGGCTGCTATAAATTATAATGACGCAGGTGGAGACGGCTCATTAACATATGACAACTCAACTGGAGTTATAACTTACACTGGACCATCAGCTTCAGAAGTTAGAGCACATTTTACTGCCGGTACAGGTGTTGCAATATCTTCAGGTGAAATATCTATAGGACAAGCTGTAGCTACTACTGATAATGTAACATTTGCAACTGTAGAAACTTCTGGAAATGTAACTGTTGGTGGTAACTTAACCGTATCAGGTACAACTACAACAATAAATACTGAGACATTAGTAGTTGATGACAACATTATTATCCTTAATAGCAACGCAACTGGAAGCCCAACTGAAAATGCAGGTTTTGAAATTGAAAGAGGAGATTCTGCTAATAAATCTTTCTTATGGAATGAAACAGATGACAAGTGGACATTAGGTTCAGATACATTAGTTGCAGGAACTGTTGAAGCAAATCTAACAGGTAATGTAACAGGAACTGTTTCTTCCTTATCAAATCACGACACAGACGACTTAACTGAAGGTACTACAAACTTATACTACACAGATGCAAGAGTAGATGCTTATCATACAGGTGGAACTGGAATTAGCTATGCTTCAGGAACAATAGCTGTTGATTTTACAGAATTTGATACCGATAGTATCACAGAAGGTTCTTCAAATGTTTATTACACTACTGCACGTGCTAGAAGTGCTGTCTCAGGTGGAACAGGATTAGATTACAATAGCTCAACAGGTGTATTTGATATTGATAGCACAGTAGCTACATTATCAGGAACTCAAACTCTTACCAATAAAACAATAAACTTTGAAGATAATACTGCAATAGTTGAGTTTGCAGTAACAGTAGCTGATGTTAGTGGTAATAAATATCATTTAGATGGTGAAACAGCTGCAAGTATTCAGCTTGTTCCGGGAATTACATATAGATTTGACCAGAGTGATAGCACAAACTCTGGGCATCCATTAGTATTTTCAACAACTCAGGATGGAACTCACAACTCAGGTTCTGCTTATACAACAGGCGTAACTACAAATGGAACTCCGGGTTCTTCAGGAGCATATACACAAATAGTTGTCAATGCTGCAACTGCTGATACTTTATACTATTATTGTTCTTCTCACTCAGGAATGGGTGGAAGTTCTGTTGTTTCAGTAGCAGGTTCTAGTTTAACTGCAAGCACAACTGATAACTTAACAGAAGGCAGTTCTAACCTTTACTTTACAGACGCAAGGGCTAGAAGTGCAATATCTGTTACTGATAGTGGTGGAGATGGTTCTCTATCCTATAACTCAAGCACAGGCGTAATTACTTATACAGGTCCTAGTGCAAGTGAAGTTCAAGCACATTTTTCAGCAGGTACAGGTGTAACTTATTCAGCAGGACAATTTAGTATTGGACAATCAGTTGGAACTACAGATAGTGTAACATTCAGTACTGTTACAGCAAACTTAACTGGAAATGTGACAGGAAACGTAACTGGAAATGTAACTGGAACTGTATCATCATTATCAAACCACGATACTGGAGATTTAACTGAAGGTAGTAACCTTTATTATACAGATACAAGAGCAAGAGGTTCAATAAGTGTTACTGATGCAGGTGGAGACGGAAGTCTAAGTTACAACAATACAACAGGTGTTATTACTTATACTGGACCAAGTGCAGCAGAGGTTAGAGCTCACTTCACAGCAGGAACTGGTGTTTCTATTACTTCCGGTGAAGTTGCAATTGGTCAGTCTGTTGGAACTACAGATAACGTAACATTTAACGATTTAACAGTTTCAGGAAACTTAACAGTTAGTGGAACAACAACCACAGTTAATACTGAAACTATAAACCTTGCAGATAACATAATTGTCTTTAATTCAAATGCAACAGGAAGTGCTTCTGAAAATGCAGGAATTGAAATAGAGCGTGGAGATGACGCTAATAAAACTTTAATTTGGGATGAAACCAATGATAGATGGACAGTAGGAAGTGAAACTTTTGTAGCTTCTACATTTATTGGAAACCTAACAGGAAACGTAACAGGAAATGTTACCGGACAAGTTTCTGATATTTCTAATCACGACGCTGCTGACTTGTCTTATGACCCATCAGATTCAGAAAACCTTACTGCAACAAATGTTAAAGGTGCTTTAGATGAATTAGATTTAGCAAAAGTAAATAAGAGTGCTTTAGGTACTACATTAATCTACTACCCTACTGATACAGCTGACCCATCAATTAGTGGTTACTACAGAATGGTTACTTCTATATCTGATACTGATTACGATACAACTGCTGTAAATATATCAACAGGTTCTATTACTGCTAATAACCAACAAGTAGGTGCAGTTATTGGTGACGCAGGAATATTTCAAGGAAATCCGGGTTATATAGAAATTCACGTAACAGGTTCAATAAGAAATGTATCCGGTGGTAGTGCTGGTTTCTATTTTAAGGTATATCATAGAAATTCAAGTGGCACAGAAACTCTTATGGGAACTTCTAATGCTACACCTAATGTAACAAACACTTCATATCAAGAATTTCACGCAGACGCAATATTAACTAGTCCACAAGACTTTACTGCAACAGATAGAGTTGTATTTAAATGGTTTGCAGCGAATTTATCAGGTTCTGCAACTTATGATTTTCAATACGGCGGTACTTCTCCTATAAGAGCTACTTTCCCTGTTCAGACAGCATTAATACTTCACGACCAAGAAGCTGATGATGTCCAAACAAACACTACTGCTTTCAACGGAATATTAAGTACTTCTGAAACTACTGTACAAGCAGCACTCAATGTTATTGATGACATTACAACTACTGATGTTCCAGAAGGTACAAATCTTTATTACACAACAGCTAGAGCTAATACAGACTTTGATACTAAGTTAGCTGCTGCTGACACTGATGACTTATCAGAAGGTACTACAAACCTATATTTTACTAATGCTAGAGCAGACGCAAGAATTGCAGCTGCAAACATAGAAGATTTAAACAATATAGGATTTACTGCACCGGGTGCATCTGATGATGCAAAAGTTATTAGTTGGGATAATACAGCAGGTAGCTTTGCTTTATCATCACTATCAGGATTATCAGGTTCCGGTGAAGTAAACACAGCTTCTAATATTGGTACTGCTGGTGTAGGTGTCTTTGATGGAAAAGTTGGAGAAGACTTACAATTTAAAAATATTAATGCTGGTTCTGCAAAGATTACAATTACAGATGATACTGGTAATAATGAAATAGATATAGATTTTGGAACAGTATCAATTGACGACTTATCAGATGTTGATACCACTTCTACTGCTCCTACATCAGGACAAGCTCTTAAATGGTCAGGTTCTGCTTGGATTCCGGGAGATGCTAGTTCTCAAGTAGCTAACTTAACAGATGTTACCCTAACATCCTTAGCAAGTGGTGACTTGCTTAAATACAATGGAACTGCTTGGGTAAACACAACATTAGATACTGACGAAGTAGCAGAAGGTTCAACTAATCTTTACTATACATCTGCTAGAGCAAACTCAGATTTTGATACAAAAATAGCAGCTGCTGATACTGACGACCTTAGTGAAGGTCTAACAAATGTTTATTACACCGATACTAGAGCTAGAGGTGCAATTAGCGTAACAGATTCAGGTGGAGATGGTTCATTAGCTTACAACTCTACAACCGGTGTAATAACTTACACAGGTCCAAGTGCTTCTGAAGTTAGAGCTCACTTTACTGCAGGAACAGGTGTAGCTATATCATCAGGAGAAGTAAGTATAGGTCAGGCAGTCGCTACAACTTCTGATGTAAACTTTGCAACTGTTACAACAACAGGAAATGTAACTGTAGGTGGAAACTTAACTGTTTCCGGAACAACTACAACTATCAATACAGAAACAATCAACTTAGCTGATAATACAATCGTTCTTAATTCCAATGCTACTGGTTCAGCCAGTGAAAATGGTGGTATTGAAATTGAGAGAGGTGATGATACTAATAAAACACTTCTTTGGGATGAAACTAATGATAAGTGGACTGTTGGTTCAGAAACATTTGTCGCTGCAACTTTTGAAGGAAATTTAACTGGAAATGTTACAGGTAACTTAAGTGGTAATGCTAGCAATATAGACGCTACAGCAATAACAGATTTAACAGAAGATAGTTCTCCTGCTGAAGGCGACTTCTTAATAACTTATGATGTAAGTGCTAGTGCTTTGAAGAAAGTTCAAAAATCAAATATAGCAGCAGCAGTTAGCTTTAGTGTAAATGATGAAATGCCTCTAACACTTGCAGACGCAAGTTCAGACCCAATACAATTTACAAATGTTGGTACATCAGCTACAGACATAGACTTAGTTCTTGCTGATGGTACTAGCGACCCAATAAATATTGTCGGAACTTCTAATTCTGCAACTTCATTTAGAGATAATGACAATGATACAAAGATTAACCTAGAAGAAACTGCTGATGAAGATACTATACATATGTATACAGCAGGTACAGAAAGAGTTACTATCGACTCTTCTGCGATTGCAATGGCTTTACCAGTACAATTACCAAGCTACACAACTACAGAAAGAGACGCATTATCCCCTTCTGCTGGTTGGTTGATACTAAATACAACAACAGGAAAGTTAAACTTTTATACAGGTTCAGCTTGGGAAGCAATAACGAGCTCATAATGGAAGTATTTGTAACATTTTTGGCAGGTTTCGGTATAGGTTGGGTTAGTGTATGGTTTATTTTTTGTATGAAAGAAATTAAAGAAATAGAGGAGAATAATAATGTTAATTAAAGTTGCTATAATTAAAGTGATAAATAATCTAAAGGAATTACGATGGCAGTAAGACAACATCTTATTCGTGTAGCAACCACAGCTGGTGGTGATAGTAATGGTTTAGCTGAATTTGCAGCTGGTTCTGCAGATGGTGGACCATTAATTCCAGCATATACAACAACTGAAAGAAATGCGATAACTAGCCCTTCTGCCGGTATGGTTATATATAACAGCTCAGATAGCCGACTTCAAGTGTATACAGGCTCTAGCTGGCAAGTTTTAGAACAAGGTGACGTTACTGGTGTTACTACTGGTGCTACTTCAGGTTTATCCGGTGGTGCTGATAGTGGTGCTGTTGATTTATCTGTAGATGCTACAGCACTTACAGATGGTTCATCAATTGATGTTGATGAAGACAACGACTTAGTAATGTTATATGATAATTCCGCTGGTGCTATGGTAAAAGTGAAAGCTCATCAGCTTCACACAACCGAAGCAATACAGTGGATGGGATTATAGGAGAAAAATATGGCGGTATATACAGCAGCAGAACTTGCAGAAGTAACTGCACTTACAACATCTGAAACACAAATTTTCAGTAATTCTAATAAGTGCATTATTAAGCAAATATTGTTAGCGAACTATACAGCAACTGATAGAACAGTAGAAATAAAAGTTATTCCTTCAGGGGATACAACTGGTGACCAACACATTATTTTTGGTGACACAACTGTTCCAGCAAACACAACCACAGTTATTGATGTAGCTATGGTTATACCTGCTAATGCTTCAGTAGCTGCATTATGTTCAGCAGCAGATTCTGTGAATATACACGTATCAGGCGTAGAGGTTAGCTAGTGGCTGAAATAACGATACCGGAACCCCTGTTATTAGAAAGACTAGGGGGCGATGAGGTTTATGGTTATGGACAAGATGGTAATGTAACCATAACAGCAGATACTTCTCTTTCTAGAGATATGTATTATAACGACCTTACAATCAACTCTAATTGCACTTTAGATAGCAATGGCTATCGTATTTTTGTGCGAGGGACATTAACATTTACTGATTCAACTTCAAAAATAGGTAGATTTTCAAATAAAACAACAGCAGGAACTCTCAAAGGTGGTTTTGCTAAGGGTGTAGACGCAACAGATACTCTTGGTGGAGCTTCAGGTGAGCAAGGTGGAACTCACGGTTCAGGTAATGAATTTTTTAAAGGTGATAACGAAATGTTTAACCTTACAGTTGCTTTATTAGGAAAGAAATTTGACCCATCAGATGGAACTACTAAATTTATTGGTGGTGGTTCAGGTGGGGCTGATGGTTCTGTTACAGCAGAACCGGGAGTAGGTGCTGATGGTGCAGATTCCAATTGGTCAGATTATCAAGTAGTAGGTGCAGCGGGTGGTAAAGGTGCTACAGGAAATTCAGCTACACCGGGAACAGGTGCTGTTGGTGGTGGAGTAGTTTTAGTTGTAGCAAAAACAATTTCAGGTGATGGAACAATAAGAGCTGACGGAGATAACTCTACAGCAAATACACCGGGAACAGCAGGAGCTCCTGCTCCTGATGCTTCTACACCGGGAAATACTAATCCTACAACTAGCGGAACAAACCCAACTAACTACGGAACTAACCCAACTAACTACGGAACTAACCCAACAAACTATGGTGCTAATCCGGGAAACCCTTATTCTTATCCGGGAAGCCAATATTCTTATTCAGGAAGCAACCCTCATACACATTATCATTGGCATCCATCCCCGCCAATTAACAATGTAGCACAAGGTTTTTATCATTATCATTATGCACACTCACATCCATATACTAACTATGGAACTAATGCAACTAATTATGGAAGCAATAACCCAAGCCCATACTCATATCCGGGAAGTGGTTATTCATATCCGGGAAGTGGTTACTCATATCCGGGAAACAACTATTCATATCCCGGAAATACTAACCCAACTGTTTATCACACAGGTGGAGCAGGTGGTTCTGCCGGAACAGCTTCAGATGGTTACAATGCAGGTGGAGGAACAGTAGTTTTAATATCAGGAACAAAGCCACTACCATCAGGTTTAACTTTGGCTGCGGCTGCAGGAACAGGTGGTTCAGGTTCTGCTAGTGCAGGCTCGGTAATTACAGTGTATAATATAAATGCAGACGATACTGACCCATCAGCTTAGGAGATAATATGCCAATAATTAAATACGGAAATGCAGGAAATCCTACTGATTACGAACAATTTGATGTTATCCCAGATTCAATATACGGTTCTGGTATGGATGGAAATGTAACTATCTCTGCTAACACAACTCTTACAAGGGATATGTTTTACAACAACCTTACGGTCAATGCTGGTTACACACTAGATACAGCAGGTTATAAAGTTTTTGTAAGAAATACACTTGTTATGGCACCAACATCTGCAAACCAAGCAGATACTATTATCGGTAGAGTTGGAGGTGTTTCTACTGCAGGAACATTAGCTGCAGGTGGAATTGGGAATATAACAGATTCTTTAGGTGGTAATGGAAATGGATACACAGCAACAGAGCCAACTGAAGGAGATGAGTATTTTAATCATCCTGATATTGCAGTATCTGCAATCATTCAACACGGTGGCTCTACTACAGCAACAGCATTAAATGGTGGAGCTGGAGATTCAGTAAATTATGGTGGAGGAGTTGTAGTTTTATGTGCAAGAAAAATGCAAGGATATGGAACAATAGAAGCTAGCGGTGAAACAACCACTGGTGGTGGGGTTATATTTATAGTTTCACAGGATATACCGTTAACAGGTATCTTAACTGATGTTACTGGATATGCGAGTGGGACAGTAAAGACATTTAAGGTGTAACAATGGCTACACCTAGTTATATAAGAGTCTACTTAGACAGATTCGGTTCAGATACAGAAAATTACGAAGTTCATTATTATTTAGGTATTTACAAACCTGATTTAAGTAATCCTTTATTTCCTGATATAGAAACAGATGTTGTAATTGCTAATTACCCAAGAAAAAAAATTGCTTTTAATAAAGACAAATATGTTGATATTGCAATGAATCAATCAGATGTTGTAAGTTTTTCTATCAAAAGGAAAGATGGTTATTATATTTATAACGATGAATTAGAAGGAACTGAAGGATTAAAAACAGGACCATTAGACCCTTTCAAATATGAATCAGGATATATTTGGACTATTGATACAAATGTAAACCCTCAAGGAACTTATTACATAAAAGAAGGTAAGCCTTATGTTTACAAAGATAATACTTTTAATACAATTCTAGCTTTTGGTGTATCAGCTATACCATCTGAAGGTGATTTAGATGCTGATGAAACAGAAGAAGAAAAAACTACTGCTGATAAATACCGAATATTTTACACTTTTAAAGACTACTTTGATGTGACTAAACCTGAAGAAGCATATTTCAACTTATGGGAAGATGGTGATGAACCATCAGAGTTTGAGATGCTATACTTGAGGGGTAAGTCTTTTAATGATATAGGAGAAGAAAATATGCAATTATCATTGAGTGCGGAAGCATTACAAGCCCAAAAAGATGATGCTAAGAATATGCTAGAAAGTGGCATAGCTAATAGTTTATTTAAAATGGGTGAATCTATTGCTGATTTTGATGAAGATGCATTCTTAGCTGATGTCGATGGTTATAAAGCTGGAAAAGATGCTTCTTTTCATCAAACTATTGACTATATGAAAGTATGTATTGATAATCTTAAAGCTTTAGAATAGTTTTAAACTTGGAGGGTTTATGCGTAAAATATTTTATGTTCCTGCTAATAAGGACATAGAAGAATATAGAAGTCAATGGGACAAAATCGTAACTGAAGTTGTTCACGGTGTTTCTGAAAATATAAAAAATTATATTGATAACGAAGACGTAGGTCAATTAGTTTATATACCTGAATACAGAGTATTAGATACACCTAGAAACATTTCTAACGCTACTTATTTTCAAATTATCTACTTTGATGATTTTGAATCTATAAAAGAAGAAAAACCTGAAGTAATTTGTGAAATTTGGAAAAAAAATTTAGATAACCCATCTGAAGCCGAAGTAAAGCATACACAATATCCATTACACTTTGTTGTAGGTAAAAGAAATTGGGTTTCTGACCACTTAAAACTACCTATTGGATGGTTTGATTTCGTTATAAAAGTTGATGGTGTAGAAGTTGAATCTTCTGAATGTGCTGTCTATGAATACAATTTAGAAGAAGAATGAAACAAAATCTTTGGAGAAAAGTTCAACCTAAAGAAATCGTCACAGGAGTTTGGTCTTGGGAAAATTGTATTGATGTCCCTGAAGGCATATTGCCTATTATGAATTCTGAAGTAGACTTGTGGGCTAAAACTAAGCAAAAAAAAGATAGTCAAGGTTATGGAACTAATAATGGACCAATTAGATTTGACCCTGAATATGATTTTCATAGAGAAGAATCTTTAGCATATTTTAAGCAAGTTCAAAGAAACGCTTTAGACAAAGCTGCAGATTATATGATGATATATCCTGATGTAGAGTTAGAAGTCAATTGGATGGAAACTTGGCAGTATATATCTTATAGACCACCAAAACATATGGATTACCATAGTGATAATCATTCAGTAAGAGACCCAAAAACTAATAAACATCATTTAGCTCCTTACCTAAGAAGATTTACTATACTAACATATATGAACGATAATTTTATTGGTGGAGCTTTAAGTTTCAGGTACTTTCCTGAAGTTGCACCATATAAACCGCCTGCAGGAAGTGTTGTTATAATGCCCAGTGCTTATATATGGTCACACGCTACGACACCTTTATTAAATGGTAGAAAAACAGCATTTTTAGTTTCTATGAGTAGCCATTATGACGAAGCAGGAGAGCAAAATGGGACACCTATAGAAGATTTAAAAAGGAGAGAATTAAGATGATAAAGACGATGGGTTGTGTAGAAATTTATGATGACTTCCTTTCAGTGGAAAAAGCGAACTTAATAATTGAAACAACTGAAAAAATTGATAAAGACCAAGATGTTTCAATGGGTTATGTTTCTGCAAAAGTAGGTAAAGGTCACGAAGGTGGCAATATTAGAAGTAATAAAACATTTGAATTAAGTTCATATGTTTATACCGATGAAATGAGTAGGGAATACAGAGAAGCTGTTAAATCAGGAAAAGATATTTACTATCAAGAACTAAGACAAATAAATGACTTGATTTCACAAAAATTACAAAGTTATGTAAATGAATATACCAAAAAATATGAATTTCCAATTATGTTTGATGAGGGATATACAATGTTAAGATACCAAGGTGGTCAAGAGTATCAATCACATTGTGATTATGCTCCACATATTCCTAGATATTTATCAGCATTAATCCTTTTAAATCCTGCTGATTACGAAGGTGGTGGAACATACTTTGAACATTTTGATGAAATTGTAAAACCTGAAAAACCTTCATTAGTTTTATTTCCAAGCAACTATGCGTATGCTCATAGAGCTATGCCGGTTATTCAAGGAAGTAAATATGCAATTGTAACTTGGCTAGGTCATAGATTAGATTTTGATGGTATGCCTCCAATGTATATGGGTAATTAATATGGAAGCTGTAAAGATTTTAGATTTATTTAAAGGTAATCAATTAGAAGAAATTAAATATTGGTTAGATAACGAATCTCCTTTTGTTGACCCTGATAATTGGAATATAAATGTAAATCACTATGAAAAAAAATGTTCTGAATTAGATACTTTACATATATCAACAACAGATAAAGCAAGAGAAATATTTGCAGTTCATAACTTACTACCGACATTCTCAAGAATAATGTGGTATGACAAATCTCCTGAAGGTGAAGAACACATTGACACAGGAGCAACAGAATTTACAGTATTATATAATTACTACTCTGAAGACCCTGTAATTTTTTATTATGATAGTGTTGAGATACAGTTAGAAAATGAAGAAGCTATTGCTTATTGTGGAAAAAATAGAATCCACAATAGAAATAAATCAGATGGCGTATCTATTTGTTTGGGTTTTAATTATGCAACTCCAAGCAATCCCCACTTTGTTTTAGCAGAGTATAATGGTAATAGGTTTCAATATAAATCAAATAGAGATAAGGTAGATGTAGATTGGCTATTGTAAGTAAAACATTCAGATGTGGACCAACACTTCAGTATGATGATTCAGACTGGTATGAATCAAGAGTTGAGGAATTAGGTCATATAAATCCATCATTAGAATTTTGGCTAAAAGAAAATGCTTCTAATTTTTCTACAGCCATAGTAATAGGTGCAGGATTTGGTTTATCTTCTAAACAGCTTATTGATGCAGGTGCAGAAGTAACTTCTTTAGAGCCTACTAATTCTAGATTTGCATTGTTAGAGACTAACATACCTGATGGTAATAATATCAATAAAGCTGCTGGAAGTTTAGCCGGACAACAAATACTATATTCAAATGAAAATAATAAATCAGGAGCAAGAGTAGGTAAAGAAATTGGTTTGCAAACTCAAATAGTAGATGTAATTACTATTGATAGTTTAAATATTAATCCTGATTTAATATTGATTTATGCAAACGGAAATGAATTAGATGTATTAGATGGTGCAAGTGCTACTCTTGCAAGCAACCCAAATTGTAAAGTAGTTTTAAAATGGGTTCCTGATTTATTAGATGATGTAGATGAAGCTGTAACTAAATTACAAACTTATAATAAATCTATAAAAATAATTCACTGGGAAGAAGATGATTCTATTAGTTATAAAGAGCAATTAACAGGAGTATTGCCTAACGATAACTTGAAAGCGGTTGTATCAGCGGACCTACTATTGGAGTAATATGAAAAAACGATGGTGGGAACGAAAAAAATACAGCAGAATTCTAGAAGAAAAAACACATATTCTTGGAGAAGAAAACGAAATACTTTTTCTAGTTAAGCCTGAACACGCTCATTATAATGATTTAGCACCTGTTCGACCTGCAAAAGATTTTATGCCTGCTTGGTATAAAAATCTACAGCGTGAATGGACTGAGATGCGTGATGGTCAACACGAACACGGCTATGACGAAACTTGGAATGGTGTTCCTTATAAAGATAACTCAATTAAAAAATGTCCTACTGTAAAAGACATAATGTTTAGTGGATACATTATTCCCCTGTGGCTAGATTTAAAAATAAATTTTACAGTAGAAACAGGATTTGATTGGTATAACAAACACGCTTTTGAAGAAACTATTACTTATCACAGTCCTAATTCAATAGGAGCAATGCCTATTAATGAAGGGTCTTTTTCTTCCGCAATGAAGTTTACGAACCCTTGGGATATTGTTACTCCTCCGGGATGGTCAGTATTAATTACTACTCCTTGGTATCACAGACATTGGGAGATAGAAATAATGCCTAGTATCGTAGAAACAGATAGTTACCATCAAATGAATATTCCCTTTTTATATCACGGTCAAGGAGAAAGAACTTTTAGACAAGGTATGCCTTTGATTCAGGTAATACCTTTTAAAAGAAGTGGATTTGATACTCTTAAAGGTTATCAGTCAAGAATGATGGATAATTTAGAAAGAGTTTATTATGATAAGACAAGGGCTGCTGAAAGAACCAAGCAAAATGGTTGGTATAGATGGCTTACCCAACAGAATAGAAAAATATGGAAAAGAGATGGAATTATAGATGAATAAATGTCCTGTGCCTAAACACGGCTACAAAATACCTAAGCTAACAGATATATGGTCTAAAAAATTAAGCACTATAAATAAGGATATGCCTACTGTTGCTTTTACTTTACCTCGTAAAAATTTAGAATGGGGTCAATTAGAAAATAAAGAAACTCAGAGTGAACACCCGCCAATAAACTTTAATACACCAAGTAAATTTATCAAGGCACCTAATGGTTGTGTATCTACACAGTTTATGCGTAATAGAATGTATGAATGCTATTTTCCTTGGTCATATGTAAAAGTAAAGATGTCTAAGAATAAATTTGCTGATGAAGTAAATAGATTTGATGGTTGGGATATGACAGCAAACTTTTATGGGAATGTTAAACACCACGGACCATTTAGAGATATTATTTTAGAAGAAAAAGAAGCTTGGGGAGATAGAGAGCGTCCTGTATTACAAATAACAATGCCAATTATGTTATTTACTGATGACCCTGAAGTCTGGATGGATGTAATACCTAGTGATAGAAATGCAGGTAAGAACCTTCCAATATCTACAATTCCGGGATTTATGCCTATATACGGATGGTCTAGAGGATTATCTTGGGCTTTTGAATGGACAGATATGAACAATTTAGAACTAAATCTAAACCACGATGTAGTTATGTTTAATTTATTATTTAGCAAACCTGTAAAGCTTGAGTATGTTGAATGGAATGAAACATTGAGTAAGCAATGGAATCAGATAGTAGGTTCTAGTGTTAATAGAAGGGATACAAATATGTTATATCCTTTAGCACTAGAAAGAAGACCTAAAAATGTATTAAAGAAAGATAAATGGTGGAAGCGTTAATTTTAAAAGATGTTTACCCAAAAAATATTTTTGATAGATTAATTACAGTTGCAAAAAGACAGGTTAATCATTTAACATACAATGATTCTTTTGGAAGATATGGAGTAACTTATGGTAATAAAGAAAAAAATGAAGGACTTCATAGCCAATGGTTATCTAACTTTATTAATGTTTTAACACCTTTAGCTAAAGAAGTATTTAATTCTTCAACTTTAGAACCTTCATACTCTATGTTTGCTGAATATAGAAAAGTAGGAGATACAATTCCTAATTTACCTCATCATAAAGATAATAACGCTTGCACATACACAATAGATGTATGCCTTTATCAAGATACACCTTGGGCTATATGGATAGAAGGAAAAGAATATTATTTAGAGCCTAACCAAGCAATTGTAATTTATGGAGAAGACCAAGAACACTGGAGAGAAGAATTTCCTGACCCTGAAAATAATGTAGTAGGAATGATGTTTAATCATTATGTTGAACCTGACCATTGGTGGAATAAAAATGTTTAGCATAAAGGGAAACAATATAACTTTTAAAACACAGCAACCTGCATTGGTTGAACTAGAACCTGTGATACCTGCTGCTCAGGCTATACCTGAGTGGTTTCAAAATCTACATATGGATTTACCAAGACCTGAACATAAACCTTTTCCTATCATAGGCAACATTTTAAAATCTTGGAATTCACATACAATTAAAAAATGTCCTGCTGTTGTAGATTACTTTGCAGAAGGATACATAATTCCTATGTGGGCAGACATATTAGTTCAAAGATATGGTCAAGAATTTCATTTTGAAACAAATGGGATACAAGATGGCATAGGAAGCGTAATAGAATTTCACGATGAAGCACAATTTAAGACATATCCATTTAAAAGAAATGATTATAGAAGAGCAGTAAAGTTTACTAGCCCTTGGTTCTTTTATACTCCACCGGGTTGGTCTACATTATTTATACAACCACAGTTACATCCACAAGAAAACTTTACATTATTTCCGGGAATTGTAGAAACAGATAGCTTTCATCAAGTTAACTTTCCAAGTATTTGGCACAGTGAAGGAGACAGAATACTTAAAAGAGGCTATCCTTTTATGCACTGTATTCCTTTTAAGAGAAGTAAAACTAAATTAATTGTTGAAGAATTTGGTCCAATGGATTACAGAAATAATAATATGGAATCCTATAACCTTAGAAGTAAAATGACTGCAGGATACAGAGAAATCACACGACGTAATAGAAAGCTACAATAGACATATGAAAGTATGGATTGACCAAGATTTATGCACAGGAGATGGTTTATGTGCCGAGATATGTCCTGAAGTATTTGTAATGAAAAATGATGGTCTTGCTTATGTTCAAGACTATGAAAGAGTCTATAGTGCTATTGACGGAAACCCTCAAGGTGCTGATGGTAAAGCCATTGTTCCTATAAACAAAATAGAGCTTGTCAAAGAAGCTGCTGAAGAGTGTCCCGGAGAGTGTATATTTATCGAGCTATAATAATAGTATGGTAAATAATTACAATTTAGAATGGGAACTGCTCAAAAAAAGCAAAGTAACTAATCGTGCACCATCTTCCATCACTTCTGATATAAAAAATCATATAGATGATTTAGAGAATTGCCAATGTGGATGTAAGATTGTAAACACCTATTACAACAAAGAAACAAAAAAATAAAAAAATACTTTGAAATGACATAAAATGTCATTTCACTCTGCTATAATTATCTTGTCGAATAATAGGAGAATAATGGCAGAACAGCAAAAAATTGAAGTTGAAGACTTAGTCAAAGCTTTTAATAATCAAGTTAGTGAAATTGCTAAACTCAAGAAGATGATAGACAAGATGGCTATGAATGAAGCTAGACATACTGTCGAAATCGCTGAAAGAGATGTAGTTATTGATAACTTAAAAGCTCTACTTCAACAATCTAGTGTTCATACACACGAAGATTTAAGTGTTTCTGAGGAAGAATAGTGCTAGATAAAATCGACGAACTATTTGAATCAGTTCACAGAGAACGCTCTCAAAAGCTAAAAGTAGATAAAATTCTTAATACTTTAGCTAACGGAGATGACATAGAACAACAGGCAGCAGTAAAATTAGAATCACACTTAAAGAACCCAATGTACCCCGATGAAACTATCGTCATAGTGTTTAAAAAATTGGATTTCACGGTTTCTTTATCAGCAGTGAGAAACTGGAGAATCCAAAATAATGTCAAAACAGCAGGATAAAAACCGAAAAGAAAAAGAATTAAAGTTCAAGGATGCTTTAGATTTTCCTGAAGTTGAACAAGCTAAAATAGATGATTTCCCTGTACCCCCTAAAGGTTATGAAGATTATTTTGAGTTTGATGAAAAGAGTGGAACTGGAACTTTAGCACAAAATAAAAAAGAATCTGAAGGTTCACCAGCAAAAAACTGGGACCAATGGCTTTTAGACAATGGAATTGACCCAAATTATTTTTGTGTTTTAGATGACACAATGAAATTTAGAACTTGGACAGGTGCCGGTGGAGAAAAGATGGTTCATTGGTCTTGTACTATAGTAAGAAAAAGTAGACAACTTTTAGATGAAAAAGGTATTAAAGAATTAGTTGATAGAGCTAAAAAAGCTAAATTCAAAGCACCTAAAGTTTCTAAAGGTGATGCTAGCTTCGTAGTTCTTTTTTCAGACTGGCAGGTCGGAAAAAATGAAGGAGGCGGAACTAAATCTTTAATCAATAGAATTGAAGTAGGTGTTGCAGAAACAATACAAAGATTCAAAAATCTTCAAACTATTGGATATAATTTTGATGAAATAATTATAGGATGCCTCGGGGACATCGTCGAAGGGTGTTCAGGCTTTTACGATATGCAAGAATTCTCAGTCGAGCTCGATGACCGTGCTCAAAAAACTGTCGCTAGAAATCTTATGTTTACAGCTATAGATGCTTTTGCACAATTAGGCGTAAAAGTAACTGTTGTAAGTGTTCCCGGAAATCACGGAGAGAACAGAAGAGGCGGAAAAGCGTACACAAGCTTTATGGATAATAAAGATTTAGAAGTCGCAGACATATTAGAATTTTCAATGAAACAAAATCCTGAATCTTATAGTCACGTAAAGTACATACATCCAAAAAATAAAGATGATGCTACTTCTGTTGTTTATAAGTCTCACGGAAAAATATTAGGATTTGTTCACGGTCACCAATTTCGTTCCGGGGGCGGTTCTTTTGTTCCAGCTAAAGCACAAGCTTGGCATAAAAATCAAAAGTATGGTGGATATAGTATCGGTTATGCAGATATTTTAAACTTTGGTCACTTCCATCACTTTACTTTTGTAGAAGACCCAATGCAATTAATTGGAGCACCTGCACTTGATGGTGGTTCTAAATGGATAGAACAAACACACGGTAAGCTAACTAGACCGGGTATGTTAAGCTATACAGTTGATAAATACGGTGTTGGTAATATCTTTAAAGCTCAGAAAAAATCAAAAAAAGAGTTATAGAATAAGTACAGTATCTTAAAATATATATAGTAATATATATATTATGGGATATTATTATTTATTAGATAACGAAAATCCATATGCCAAGATAAGAGAGAATAACAAAAGAGGAAACTACTATCCTTCAAGAAGTAGAGATATACAAGGAATAGTGGTTCATACTGCTGAAGGCGGTACTGAAGCTGAGCTTATAGCTAAGTATCTATCTACAACTAATAGAACAGCATCTGCTCACTGTGTAATTGATAACAAAAGTATTGTAAATCTACTTCCTGATGACTTTACAGCTTTTCACGTTAGAGGACACAACAGTAAATCTTTAGGTTTAGAAATAGCTTATTATGCTTCTCAATGGGGTAACAATAAAGAATACGAAAATGAAGTAATTGCTATGAGTGCTAAATGGGCTGCAGAAAAAGTAAAAGTATATGACATACCTGTAAGAAGATTAACCATTGATGAATGGTTAAAGGGTCAGAAAGGATTTATATCACACGCTGAATTAGACCCTACAAGAAGAAGTGACCCCGGAATGAATTTTCCTTGGGAGCAATTTTTTACTTTAATTAAAGGCAAAGCCTTTAGAAAAGCTAAGCGACAAGCACCAAATTGGAATGGTAGAATATTTGTAGTGAGTGCACCATACGTAAAGGGAGATGACGTAGCTCAGTGGCAAGATGCTGCTGGTGGATTAACTGCAGATGGAGTTTATGGCAGAAAATCAGAAACAAGGTGTAAAGAAATTCAAAAAATAGCTGGATTAATTCCTGATGGCATAGTTGGTCCACAGACTTGGTATGCAACATTTGGATTACCAGAGATAGAGGAATAATGCAATTAGAAGTATTAAGAATCAGTTCTCAAGAAGATTCTACAAATGGAATTTTATTTGATATAACTGATGGCGTAAGAAAATTCTTATGCTACACAATAGAAGACGAATTTCGTGCTACTAAAGTAATGCACGAAACCCGAATTCCTGAAGGAACATATAACTTAACTCTAAGGTCAGAAGGTGGTTTCCACTCAAAGTATCTTAGTAAGTATGGTGCTGATTGGCACAAAGGTATGATTTGGGTAAAAAATGTTCCGGGATTCGAGTTCATACTTTGGCATACCGGGAACACGGATGAGTCGACCTCGGGGTGTCTCATTTTGGGCTCAAGTCAAAATGAAAATATAACTAAAAAAGACGGGTTCGTCGGAGCGTCTGTTGAGGCGTATAAACGAGTTTATCCAATTGTGCGAGATGCAATTTTATTGGATGAAGATGTCACAGTCACATATGTTGATTATGACTACAGAGAAGGTGGGAGATTTCTGTTACCATTACCTAGAATAGTTAGTGGTGGCGGGTCAGTAAAGAAGATACTTTAGGAGGTATTAAATGCCTGATTATTGGAGAACAGCACTTATTAGAGCAGCTAGAACAGCAGCTCAGACATTTGTAGCTGTACTAATGGCAAATCAAGCAGGAATGTTTGAAGCTGATGTTGTAATGGCTGCTTCTGTAGCCGGAGCATCTGCTCTAGTTTCTGCTATACAAAATGCGTTGGAAGACGCACCATTTCCATTTATGTCTAAAATTCCTAAAGGATAGTCAAGATATAATCGGTTATAATAGATAGAGATGGTCGGGGAAACCCGACCTTTTCTATTTAGGAGACAAAATGGTACAGAAAGTAATGAGCGGTGGTCAGCTCTATTTAAATATCATCAAAAGAATTATTGCAGTATTTGTTGCTCAAGCATTGTCAATATTAGGTGCAGGTTCTTTGGTCGGTATAGATGTCTACCAGTCTGCTTTATTAGCTGGAATTATGGGGGTTGCTCACGTTGTTGAGATGTTAGCAAGAAAATACATAGATGATGGAAAATTAACGCTTGATGAGGTAAACGAAGTATTTAACGCAGTTCCTACTAGAAAGTAGGATATGTTTAAAAAAATAAACACGGCTTTACGCCTATTAATTGTAGGTTTGCTTATTTATCCTATGCCTCTTGTGGGTGCAACAGAAGTAACTGTTAATGAAGGCTTTGCAGATAGCACTTACGAAGCAGGTTTAACTGTTAGTGGTGGAACTATTTATTGTGATGAACAAAATCAATATGGAACTACAGGTTGTTCTTTATTGTTAAGTAATGGAACTTATACTTTTACATTTTCTAGTGATATTTATGTTTACGAAGTTGGATTTATTGTTGGTGCTGTAAATAATGCTTATTCAGTTAAATATTATTATTCTGATGGAACAGATGAAACTATTAATAAGTCTGGTCAAGACATTAGTAACTTTTCAACTATGTATGATGATTTTTATAAATCATTTACTGATTACAACAATTCAAATGAAATCAGTTCAGAAATATATATAACAAAGTTTGATGTTGTTATATCTGATGCTTCTTTATTTGACACTTTATATTGGCAATATGATGACGCAGACGCTACAGGAAGTTTTGGTACCACTACGACTACGACTTCTACAACGACTACGACTACTACAATTCCTAGAACTATAGGAACACCTACAAATGCTTCTGTTAAATTTGACACAGTAAATAATAATGATGGTTTTTTAGTTTCTTGGTCAGCACCAACAGATGGTGGCTATAGTCCAGAACGATACGCAATATTTTTTGGCGAAGGGGAATGTTGTCAATGGGGAGTAGCCACAGGAAATGTAGGAGACGCAAATGCTTTAAATACTTACTACTTCTTTTCAATGAATTACTTAACTGCTATATTTGGTAGTCAATATGGAGATTTTTATTGGAAAGTAAGGTCAGACAATGATACAGAAGCATTATATTCTGGTTGGTCTGCAACAGTTCATATGAACTCTACTGCACCTACAACGACTACTACAACGACTACTACTACTACTACTACTACTACGACTTTACCTCCTCCAGCACCAGAACCAGAACCAGAGCCAGAAAAGATTGTAGTTATTATGGATGATGGTACTAAAGCAGAATATACAGAAGCTCAAATAGCTGATGGTACTTCCGATAGAGATAAAGAGCGTAACGCTAACGAAGATAAGTGGGGTTGTTATGTAACTAATGCTGCTTTAGAGCGTGGCGATTGTGAAGCATATAACAAAGCTCTATATGAATCTACCACGACTACCACTATTCCTGATAAAATAGAAGAAGAGATTAAAGATGAAGAAATTATTGATACTAAGCCTGATATTGTTGACGAAGAAATTGTCGAAGATGGACTTGAACAGATTGAGACCGACCCACTTCCTAGTGAGGAGGGAGATAAAGAGATACAATCAGAGGAACCCGTAGATGAAAAAGATGAAGTTAAGATTACAACTACTACAACAGTTCCTAAAATTACTACTACTACAACCGAACCGATTAAAGAAGATTTTGTTGATGAAAATATCGTTGAGGAAGAGATTTTGGATATTGAAGTTGTTATTAGCGAAGAACTTACAGAAGAAGAAGTCGAAGTCTTAGTTAAAGAAACTGAAGCTAAGGTTAAAGAAGTTGTTGTTATTGAAATTGTTGAAGATGAACCTATTGAGGAATTTGAAGCTAAAGTAGAACAAGCTGTTAAAGAACTTCCTAAAGAAAAGAAAGTCGAAGTTGTTAAAGAGGTAGCTAAAGTATCTGTACAAAATCTAGCTACTGCTGATAATACTACTAAGGCAGTAGTTAAAGCTGTTGTTAAAGAAGTAACTAAAACAGAAACTGTAGCTCAATTATCTGAAGAAGAAAAGAAAGATGTTGGTAAGGTTTTAGGTTTCCAAGATGAAACTGCTGCTGATGATGTTGAGATAATTGCAGTACAAGCCGAAAAAGAACCTGCTATAGCCGAAGCTGTTGCTGAATATGTAGATAGAGCTATAGAAAATAAAGATGTAGAAAACTATACCCTTGCTGATGTTGTTACAGAAGTCCAAATAGAAGCGTTTATAGCGGACCCAATAGGTGCTATAATGGATATAGATTTAGGTAACGTTGACTTTTCGACACTTGGTGATGATATGACATCTGACCAACGTCAAAAAGCAAAAGAAGTTGTAGTCCCTGTGATTATTGCTTCCCAAATAATTGCACAAGCAGGTGCATTGATTAGGAGACCATTTTGAAAAAGTTAAGCAAAATGGTGGGGGGAGACATATTTATATGGCTATGGGATGTTATTAAAGAATCCATAGCTCAAATATTTACTCTATTAGGATTTTTTATTGCTTGGTTTACATTAACCGGCACAGCACAAGATATAGTAGGCATTGCAATAGTTATATCAACTATTGTTTGGCTAGTAACAATTAGATTGAGAGATTAAATGAAAAGTTTATTAAAAGATAGAACTGTAATGGTTATGACAAGTGGATTATTGTTTCTACTTGCTGTAATTGTAGTTGGAGATTTTTATATATCACTAAGAGAAGGTAAGGGACCTGATGATAGTGTTATAGAACTACTACAAATGTCTATAACAGGTATGGTGGGCATTATCGCAGGTTATATTTCTGGAGAAAAGAAAAAAGACTGCGACAAGGATTGCTGTAAGGTATAATAATATTATGTGTAGTAAATATATAAATGATAAAGGTACAATGGTTCAAATATGTAATCACCCAAATGGTTCAGAATTTTGTGATGAGTGGAAAGAAATCTAATGTCTAATTCAGATTATAGTAACGGTTTATCACAGAAAGAATTAATAATAATGGTTTTAGAGGGACAGGATAAAATTAACGAGCGTATCGACCAGCTCCACGAAAAGGTCAACACAAAAATGTCTAGACAGGAGTTTAGCGGCTACTTTGTGGCAATCTCAGCCTTAGTAGTCCTTGTCAATCAATTAATGTAGTCAATTACCCAAGGGGGTGTTCAATGACGGAAATTATATTAGCCTTAGCAGTATCAATCATATCTATGGGTATGTTTGTATTTATAGGTTTTCAAATAAATAAGTTTTTAAAGTTTTTTATACCAATAATGAAGGAGATTTTAGATGAGCGAAAACAAAACTAAGAAACACAGAAGGCGTATTAGTCGTTGTGTTGAGTGTAAAGAGCCACTCAAACATATAGCTAATAACCAATGGATGTGCGACCAATCCCCAACTGTGTGCGTAATGTCTACAAAAGTAATATGGTTAAGTAATCCTACTGAAGAAGAGGAATGATATGGTTTTCAATATTGGGATTGCTCTTTTTTTATTATGTTGTTTTTATTATATGGCGAAAGAGTTGAAAAATTGAACCCTGATTGTCCTGTATGTAATTCTTTATTATTAGAAATAAAAGCAGGACTTTATTGCTATAATGAATCTTGTCCGCAATATAAGCAAAAAGTAGTTGCTTGTTGCGAGGGAGGATTTTGTTAGAATCAATATTTATAAAAGTACCATCTTTAGACGACAACGAATTAGTTCCTACACTACTAGACGCAATAGAAAAAGCAAATAACCCATACAGATTACACTTTGGCGTATCACTTATGTGGTCAGATGAAAAATATCCTAAAGATTTAATTAAATTTGTTAGAAGCGTTAAGTGGATGACGTCAAATTTTAAGATAGTAACACAAAAATATAACAAAAATATGCTTGGTGTTGGTAAACAGCGAAAAATTGTTGGCGATATGTACAATGGAGAAGATTATATACTTCAAATTGACTCTCATACTTGGTTTACTGAGGACTGGGACACTAAGTTAGTAGATTTACACAAAGAATGTCACTATCCTAATGCAATTTTGACTGCTTATGCTGGTAGATACCAGTATATTGACGGCAAAAGAACCCCAATTGAAGGTGGTTTGCTTAGGTATCCTTGGATACATAAGGGAGAAAGACAGTATTGTGGCTTTACTGATAACTGGGAAGACCTTCCATATGAAGGAGAAGCTAAATATGTGCCTGTAAAGTTCTGTGCAAACTTTGCTTTTGGAGCAAAAGAGTGGGGAATCAAAACAGGTTTAGCTGCAGATTCAGTATTTTTTAGCGAAGAACCATTACAAACAGAGTATTTAAAGATTAATGGATTTAATTTAGTCTTTCCTAATATAGATTATCCACTTATATGTCATTTATATCACCAACATATGACAGAGCAAAGCGAAAGAAAAGCTTTTACAGATTATTTAACTGATGATGAAGCTGATTATTTAATGAATATTCAAGATAAAGAAGTTTACGAAAACCATATGGCTAGGATAGAACACTTTAAACATATCACTTAAAATACAGAGCCACCCATTTAGGTGGCTCCTGTAAGGAGTATTCGTTACTATGACTACTCCGTAGTGATTACAATACCAATATATCACAATGCTAGAATTATTATATGTTTTACTACAAAATAGAGTTATTAAAGATAGTAGATGGGGATACAATAGATGTTAGAATTGATTTGGGTTTTAATGTGTGGCATAAATGTCGTGTTCGACTTATGGGCATTAACGCTCCTGAATCTAGAACCTCAGATAAGTCAGAGAAAGTCAAAGGGTTGGCTGCGAAAGCTTGGCTAACTAATGTATTGGAATCTTTTCAAGATGATATAGAAATGCAATCACACGGTGAAGGTAAATACGGTAGAGTTCTTGGAACTTTGTTTATCAACGGTATGAATGTAAATGAGCTAATGGTCAAAGAGGGACACGCTGTTTATTACGATGGCGGTAAGCGTTAAAAATCGGGGTGGCGTACTAGTTTAAGGTATTGCCTCAGCATTTCTGCACTCTAGCTTTGTCGGCTAGAAGGCTCATTTTCCTTGCCCACTATGTCCGTCTATGACGGGGAACTTATCTGATGTGATGATAATAATAAGCAACACACCCCCTTGCAGTTACTAAGCAAATAAATATCACTAAGTAACCACTTGTAGTTTCTCTCTACCCAGTATAGCTACCGAGGAAAATGTTATACCCCACGAAAGGAGGCACACCACCCCAAATATTAAAATAAGTCGTCTTCTCTTTCTGCAATTAACATTTGAGCCATAGTTATTCTTCTACTACCTAGTTTAGCAATTTCTTTAATCATTTCAATAAAAACATTAAGTTGACCAGTTCTAAACTTATAAATAGGATGTTTTGTTTTTCCAATATCTATACCGCTTTCAAATTTTTTGCAGTACATTTCTATTTCTTTAGCTCTTGCATAGTAAGCAACAGATAATTCATATAAAGAAAAAACACCATTTTTTACTGGTTGTTCTTTTCTACCAAACAATGTATCCATATAGTCTTCTAGTTCTACTTCAAACCTTCTAACCATTTCCATAGAATTGCCGTGATGTTCAATTCCATCAAAGGCAACTTCTAGTAGCTTGTGATTTTCTCTAGCTAACATTTTATTTCTCCTTTTCTACGTCGATAATGTATGAGTATAGCAAATTGATATATTGATTTCTTTTTTCTACAGGAATCCAAGAATTAATAATCACTGCTACAAACATTAATAATTTATTAATTTTTCTATGTGCCGCTTCTTCAGGCATTGTCTCTCCAGTCTTTATATAATCTGTCTAACTTTTCTATTGCTCTTTTGTTAAACTTTATATTATAGTCAATCATACTGAGAGTATTTTGCCACACTATAGCTAAAGCATCGTTCTTTGGCATACCAGCTAAAAGTATTTCTCTTTTAAATACATTAGCTTCTTCAATAGCTGATTTATATTCCTCTATTGCATCCAGCACTTCAAATATGTTATTGTATTCATCCATAATAAAAATTGTAGAGAGTGTTCAACGAAAGGTAAGAACTAGACATAATTAGAAAATATGACAGTCTAAAAAAACCCTGTTGCAGATTCTCTCTGCACTCTATTCTCTCTACAGTATCTATCTTACCACAAACGTTAAATGATGGAAGTAACAGTATGCATACAGTAAGCGTCAACAGGGGTTGTAATATCTAGTACTACATACTCACTTCTGCACACTGTTAGCCTCCAATTCATAATCTTTAATAACTAGTCCATTTTCTAATTTACCAATTGTTACTGGTTTTCTATAAACAGACTTAACATACTTACCGAAAAGCAAACCTTTACCATTAATACCATAATGAGCAAAGTGTCCTCTTCTAGTATGTTGTGCTAGCTCTCTAGGATTAAGCTTACGCTCGGTTCCATCAGCTTCTACTACATATAAAGATGGTTTAACTTTTAAAGTCTTAATAGTTACAGTAGGACCATCATCATTAGTGTTCTGACCCATTGCTGAACGCTTAATTCTTTTACGCTCGTGTCGGTCTATTGGTGTATCTTCTTTAACAAAGACATCTCCATTATCTCCATTTAGCCATTGAGTAACTCTAAATAACCCACCTATAACTGCGTGAGTAATAATAGAAGTACTTAAGTATAAATGAACAGCTTCAGCTTCTGCATTATTCTTAGTACGTTTCCATTCTTCTATATACTCGTAACCTTTAACTGTATCTTCTATGCCTTCAAAACAAGCTTCAGAAGTGCTAAACATTTTATGGGAACCAACGCTCATACTTGTTTGATTTGAAACATATTGATTATCATAAATATTTATTTCATCATCAGCTTGTCTAACATCGTGATAACTAACCATTGAGTATGGTCTTCCATAATTGTCTAAACAAATTTGCACATTGTTAATCCAAGTAATTGCTCCATTAGCATTGCATCTAGAGTCATCACAACAAAATCTTCTACCAAATATATCTACAAATTGTACATACTTAGGTTTAACATCATCTGCTATATAGGGCATAGAAGGCATATCTAATACGAAACCTTTATAATCAATTTCATTATTATCATAATTAGGATGATTTAATAATTCTCTAGGCGGTACATTTTTAAATGCAGGGTCATTTGCTAAATTATCTTTAACAACCCACCATCTATGTTGGTCATTTTCAATAGGTTCATCTAAATCAAATTGACGAACAATAACTGATATATCTTTAAATTTAGGTACACCACTATCTTCTCTAGTTTCATCATTGATTAATAGTTTGATTACCTCATCTAACTTTTCATCAGCATCTAGCATATAAAAGTTATCAGCGTATGGTTGTGTTAAGAAAATGTTATTTTCATTGTATAGCTCTGAACATAGTTCAAGTAATTCATATACAGTATTTTCACCAGCACCTTGTGCGATAACCCTTTCTTTAAGATTTTCCATTTCCATTTCAAATACTTCTGTAGCATTGAACATATAAGGAACTTTCCCAAGCTTAAGATTTTGAGCAATTTGTGAATCAGTGTACTTAATACTCTCTTCTACATTTCTAAGCATATTTTCTGTACTATCAACCCAAGCCTCAAGTGTGGTGTTGTTCTTTTTAAGATGTTCTTTAAATTCAGGTTTATCTTTTAAAGTATCAATATATGCAAAAAGCATACTGTGTGCTTTAGGAAACCAAAAGTTTCCATATGTAGTAACGGCTATTTTTCTACTTAATAGCTCTGATAGGTTTAACATAGCTTTATCCTTTTTTCGTGTAATTTAATTATACTATAGTTTGCTGAAAAAGTCAAGAACCTAAAAAGGTGCTTGACTTTCATTTTCATCAGCTACTTCTTTTCTAGTCTTTTTAACAACTTTGAAATCGCCGTTGCTAAAGTCAAAGACAGTAGAGCCTACTTCATCTCCACCTTCATTGTATAACTTAAAAAGTAGTGAGTTAATGGTATACATCAATTCTCCTACTTCTTCTAGCCAGTCGTGATACATTTCATTTTGCATTTCAGCATTATGAGAATAGCGGCTATAGTTACCAGTCTCATTTTCTTTACGCATAATAAGTGTATTTTCACTTTGCCAGTGCTTGATGAGTGCTTCATAATCTTGTAAGTCTCTATACATAGAATGTAAGTTATCTTTACTTAGACTAGATTTATCTAATAAGTCCGATGGACTATTGTATTTCAATATGCTCATTGATTCTCCTAATTTATCGAATATTTTATTGTATCATATAACCTTTAAAAAAGCAAATCAGTATATAGTATTTCTTGGTGGTCTAATAATTTCGCTTGGTGCATATTCTTTTCTCCTAAGAACTTCAAAATTATTTATACTATCTTTAGCCCATACTCTTAAGTAATTAGATATTGGAATATCTACAGCTGCTTTTTTAGCTATGGTCTGCATAATATCAAAAGACATCTTGCTTAAGTCTTGAATGCTCCTATGCCTATGCACTCTAGTTCCCATATTGACTTGAGCAAACTTCCTATGTCCAAAAGTTTCTTTATTGTGTATATCAATTAAGTGTGATACTTCTACGCTATAGCCTGTCGGGTATTCAATAGCTTCTAGAACTTCTCTTCTTGCGGCATATTCGCCTGCAAGTGGCTGATAGAATTCTTGTAGCTTAGGAAAGAACATTGCAAGCATAGGTCTAGCTACAAGCTCTGTAACTCTTCCCATATCTCCTCTATCGTAGAATGCTTTAACATACTGAACTTCATCATTGATTATTAGTGGACCAACTAGCCCACGAATAAATCTATCATCAAAATTTTCAATATCTGCATCAATATAAACTACAAGATTAGATTTAGTTACAAATAATCCTTTCCAAAGGTTTTCGCCTTTCCCAGAAGCTTTAGGTAAATCTGGTTCTATATCTTTTGCATAGAAAAATGGAACGCCGCAACTTTCTACTTCTTGTTTAGTGTTATCAGTTGAACCGCTATCAATAACTACTGCTTCATCTATCCAACTAGGAAGACTTTGTAAAATTTTGGCTATAGTTTTATCCTCGTTTAAAGTTGGTATAATTACTGAGACTGTGTTTGTAGATTTATGGCTCAGAATATAATCAGTTGGAAAATCTTCTTCAGCGTAAGTGAAGGGTT